AGGCGCGCCTGCTCGGCGCGGGCCGCGGCCTGCTGGCGCTCCAGCTCGGCTCGCTCGGCCGCCAGGCGCTCGGCTTCGGCGCGCTGCTCGGCAGCGATGCGCTCGCGCTCCACGCGCTGGCGCTCCTCTTCCGCGGCACGCAGGCGGGCCAGCTCCTCGCGCTCCGCGGCGATCCGCGCGGCTTCGGCCTCGCGCTCCAGCGCCGCGGCGTGCATCCGACGCAGTTGGGCCAGCGTCTCGTCCTTGGCGGCCTTGGCCTGTTCCTGGAACTCCTCGAACTCGGGGCCGGTGCTCAGGCGCTCGACGTCGCGGATGTGCTCGGCGATGTTCGCGGAGCCGCACCAGGACGCCGCTGCAATCGCGCCGCGGATCTCGGCGATGGCTTCCTGCCGCGCGGCGACGCGCCGCTGCTCCTGCTCGATCTTGGCCTGCTTCTCGGCCTCGCGCCGCGCCTCCTCGGCCTTGATCTGGTCGTCGTAGTTGGACTCGCCCTCGATCAGCAGGCCGGTGATGTACGACGCACGCGCATCGATGTCGCGGCCCAGGGCCAGCACCGGCGCCTTCGCGGCCTTGCGCGCCTTCTCGACCGCGATGCGCGGGTCGCGCCACGCCGCCCGGCCGGCGATCGCCTCCTTCATGCCCTTCGGCGTGGTCACGTCGCACGCGAGGTTCTTCGGGTGCGCCTTCTCGAGCGCGGCCAGGCCGGCGCTGATCTTGTCGAACTCGCTCAGCGCGCCTTCGACCTGGTCGATGCTCTTGCGGATGGCCAGCGCGGTCTGGTCGACGGCGGGCGCCGGGGTCTCGATGGTGTCGGTGGTCATAGTCCGTTCGTTTCCTTGGTGAGTCGCCGCGTCAGCGCGTCGATGTGCTTGCGATCGATCGCGATCTGCGCCGGCAGGTGCTTGCTCGCGTGCTCGAACATCGCCTGGTGCTGGCGCAGGTCCTTCTCCGCATGCGAGATGAGCCAGCGCAGGTAGGCACAGCGCAGCCGAGCGACCAGGCGCATGCGCAGCGGCCGGCGGGTGGGAGTCAGGACCATCACGATGCGAACTCCAGCGCCCACCCCATCGGCGGGAACAGCCACGCGCATGCGCCGATCGTTGCGACGATGACGACGGCCAGCACGAGCAGCACCTGCGGGTCGTCGAGCATCGGCCACTCGTCGACGGTGTCGTTCGCCGGCTCGGCCGAATCGAAGCGGGCAGGGCGCGCGCTCATGACAGCGCCTCACGCTCGTCGTACAGCGCGCCGGCCTGGCTATCGAGCCAGAGTGCCGGGCCCGGATAGCTGAGGGTGTCGGCGAGCCGTGGCGTGAAGGTCGCGCCACGCGGCCAGTGCCACCACTCGCGCTGCCCCCTCGCGATGAGGGTGGCTTCGCGATGCGTACAAGCATCGACAGGGATGCGCGAGTGCTCGTTCTCCATGGAGTCGTGCACGATGACGATGAAGCGCTTCGTGTCCATCACGCCTCCAGCAAGGTGTCGTCCATCGCCTCGCACTCGGTAGCGCTCAGAACGATGGGCCGCGCGTACTCGGGGGCGGCGGGCTCCGCCTCCACCACGGGCGTGCGTTCGGCTTGCGCCGATTCGAAGGTGGTCGTGCTCACAGGTCATCTCCTACTGCATGCCGGTGATAGGCGGCGTGGGTCTTCGCGACTCGAGCAACCATCTCGGCCGCACGCAGCTGCACGTCCTCGCCGCGCTTCGCATCGCGCAGAAACCGCACGAATTCGCTCGCCCGCTCGTCATCGCCGAACAGCGCGTCGCACAGCACCTGGGACAGCGTCGAGTCGTAGCCGTAGTCCGGTGTGCGGATCTCGGCAGAGGCGTCGCCCGCTTCGACTGCGGCGAAGAACTCGGCCAGCAGCTCGTCATAGGCATCGGCTGCCAGCCCGGCGCGCCGGGCTGCTGCGTCATCGATGGCGCGCATGGCGCGGGGAGTGATGCGCAGGTTGTCAACGGTCATGCTCATTTCGCCATCCCCTTGCACGCCACGCCGATGTTCATCGGGTCCAGCGTGATCGCGTGCTCGATGTGTGCTTCCAAGAAGCGCTGGGCTTCGGCCTGCGTCGCGAACGATTCGCAGGTGATCTCCTTGCCGGCGTACTTCGCCAGCGGGTCAGCGGCGCAGGCGGTGAGCGCCAGCGTGATCGCCGCAAGAAGCCTTCCCCTGTGTGCCATCTCTGCTCCCATCTCCGCTGTGCGGTGTGCCGTCGATGGCTTGAAGTATAGAGAAGCTAGACCTTGTGTCAAGAGAAGCTTGACACGTCCAGTAAAGAAAAACCCGCATCAGCGGGCTTTGCACGGGTGGCGGAACGGGCCCCGGCGTTCTATCGAGATCCGAAGTAGGCGAGCGCCGTGAGGATCCCAGCCGTCAATGCGATGCCTCTCAGTGGCAAACGCACGTCACGCTTTCGGCCGCCTGGCGGAGCGGGAATGACAGCCCAGCACACAAGGCCGATGACCAGGCCCCAGAAGATTGGGGGCGTGAAGTAGAAGGCGAACCACTCCGACCAATGCGCGTTGCCCATGCTGGCAGGCATGCGAACCAGCGCATTGATGACGCCCATCGCCGCGAGTGCCGCGCAGAAGTAAGCGCGACGCCGCCACAGCGGGGCGCTGTCGCTATTCGTTTCCTCCACGGATCCTCCCGGCCAGTTGGTCGTCAAGGGCAGCCACGCACCCGCGCGCCCAGGTCGCATTGCGGTACATCTCGCCGGCAGCGTTCGTGATGTAGGCGCGCTTGCGCAGTGCCGCGGCGAAAGCAACGCCGATGACCTCACCCCTGCGCGCGTGCTGCAGCAGCGCCTCGAGACACTTCACCGTGTCGTGCGATACCGTGTCCGGGATGAGCACAAAGGGCGCCTTCACTTCTTGCCCTTCGGGGGCTTCGGCAGGTCGTCCAGGCCGCCGAACCCGGACATGCCGCCCATGTGCTCACCGCCGCGGCCGCGCTTGGCGGCCTGGATGCGGCGCTCGTACATCGTCTCGGCGAATTCCTTCATGCCGGCGAGCTCGGCACGCAGCTCCTCGATGCGCTTGGCGAGCACGGGGTTGGCCATCGCATCCTTGATGTCCTGCAGCAGCGCCCAGTCGCTGTCCGTGACGGTGTGGCGGTCGCGGAAGTCTCCTGGCGGTGCTGGTGGGGGTGGAGCGACCTCGCGGCCCTTGCTGGTCGCGACGTCGTTGGCCAGCAGTGGGTATCCCGTCACTTCGCTGATGATTTGCAGCTGGCCGAAGCTCGGCTCGTGGTGACCGTTCTCCCACGCCGATACGTTGCCCTTGGTGACGTGCAGCTTGTCGCCAAGCTGCTGCTGCGTCAGCCCCTTGTGAGTACGGGCTGCGCGCACCCACTTCGATAGCTCCATCCCTGAATCGTAAAGAGCGCCTGTACTGGACGGGGCGAGGTTTTCTTGACCTTCAGTGTCCAGAAAACCTATACTGACGGGAGACCGACAGGAATAGGCGCAATGGACGACATCAAGCACCCCATCGACCGAGCAGCCGACATCGTCGGTTCGCAGGTGGCACTCGCAAGCCTGCTGGGCGTCAGCAAGGCGGCCGTCAACCAGTGGAAGGACCCCGGTCGCAAGGTGCCTGCCGAGAAGTGCCCGGCGATCGAAAAGGCCACCGGTGGCGCCGTGAGATGCGAAGACCTGCGGCCGGATGTCGCGTGGGGCGTGTTGCGCGAGCAGGCGCCGGAAACGCCTCAGGACGCGCAGTCTCAGGCCGAGCGCGCCGCGGCCTCGCTCCACCGCGAGATCGAGGCCATCGTCTACGGTGCGACGGCACGGCCCGGCTCGCACAGCGAGAGCGAGCGGCCCACCAAGCCAGGCAGCGAGCGGCGCTAGGCCTGAGGGCAGGGCATGCGCGCTCACGTCCTGCGCTCCAGCTGCAGCACCAGCGTCGCGTGCAGGTCATCCACTGCTTTGCGCAAGAACGCCGCCACTGCGCGGCGCGCCCATTCGAGGGGTTCGAGGGATTCGTTGTCGGCCATGTTGTTGTCCTGCTGTCCTGGCCGGCAGTGTGTTTTTTTTGTCTCGCTTTGAGACGTTCACAGACGGCACGACGACATGACATCTGTTCCGCGAGCCCCTCAGATGACATTCAACTTCGAGCCGGCGCTGCCGGAGCGTTTCCCCACGTTGCGTCACTACTTGGCGCACCGCGTGGTGATCCACAGCAAGACGGCCAAGGTGATCGCGGCCGACATGGACATGTCGCCTTCGCTTCTCACCCGCAAGCTCACCGCGGGGCAGAACCCGGACGACAAGGACACCCAGCGCCTCAACACCGAGGACCTCGAGGACTACTTCAAGGCGACAGGCCCTGAAGAGGTGTCGGCGGTCATCGAGTACCTGGCGTCCAAGTACCTCGACAGCGACGAGCAGCGGCGCGCGCGCGTCATCTCTCGGCTGGAGGGCGTGCTGCCCGAGCTGGTCGGGATGCTTTCCGCGCTCAAGGCGGCCGCATGACCACCACCTACGTTCCCCAGCCCGGCTCGCTGCCAGCGCGAGCCATCGCATGGCTGCAGGCGCAGCCGACGGGCACCGAGGTCACCTCCTCACGGTGGGCCGAGCAGCTCGGCGCCGACGTCACCAAGCTCATCCTGGCCATGCAGACCGCGGTCGACAAGGGGGCGGTGCTGCGCTTCACCAAGCACGGGCAGACCAAGCCTTACTTCTACCGGCTGCCGGGGGAGCAGAAGCGATCGGTGGCGTGGGCTGCGCCGGGCGAGGGCGACGCCGAAGATGACGATGCGGGGGCGATGGTGCAGCGTGTGGTGCCCGCCGCGTCCTGCAAGGCCGAGATCCCGGACGACCCGCTGGCGGCGATGTTCCGCAAGAGCGATGCGCTGGCCAGCGGTGGCGAGCTTGGCCGCAAGCCGGGTGGCCCCTCGCACTGGCGGGCGAACCCGCCGCCGATGATGAACACCCCAGGGCGGGACTCGCAACACGTTTTGAAGGCAGAGGCCGCAAGGCCCGACGCTACGGACCGCGAGATCCCCGCCAACGCCAGCCCGGTCGGCGGACCTATGGGCGTAGGGCAACCCGCCGCCGCGGGCCCAACGGTGGATCCCGACATCGAGATCCTGCTCAAGGTCCCGTGCCGCACCCTGCACGAGGCCGAGCGCGTCATGCAGTTCGTACGAAGCATGCGCGCGGGGGTGGCCGCTTGACCGACACCACGCTCCCCGATCCGCTGGTGCCGGCAGCAGCGCACGAGTTCGACAGCGCGTGGCGCCTGTACGAGGGCCGCAAGGCCGTCTACCTCGAGCGCAAGCCTGCCGCGACCCCGGAGGAGGTCGAGGCATTCTGCGCCGACCTGGCCGAGGAGTTCGGACTGTGATGGATCGCGCCTGCCGCCTGTGCCGGTTCGCATGGCTGTGCGTGCTGCTGCGCAGCGTCGCTCGGGCCCGCTGGGTCATGGATTACGAAGATGCAGAAAGGCGCGCCGCATGAACGCGCACGACTTGGCCCAGGCCATGGCGCAGGACGCCGCTGGCATCGCCGCCTACCTGCTGCCGAGAGGCAAGAAGGCCTCCGGCGAGTGGAAGGCGGGCTCCACGAACGGCGAGGAGGGGCAGAGCCTCTCAGTGCGCCTGACCGGTGCCAAGCGCGGCCTGTGGCGCGACTTCGCAGCCGACGAGGGAGGTGACCTGCTGGACCTGTGGGCCGCGGTGCGCAGCTTGTCGATCGCCGAGGCGATGGTCGAGGCGAAGGCCTACATGGGCATCCGCGACGACATGCCGCAGCGCGAGCGCCCGACGTACAAGCGGCCCGAGCGGCCGAAGTGCCGTGCACCGGAGTCCGCGGCGCGCCAGTGGCTCATGGGCCGCGGACTCACCGAGAAGACCCTGGCCGACTTCAAGATCGGCGAGCAGGCCAGGGACGGCAAGACGATCGCCGTGTTCCCCTACCTGCGCGACGGCGAGCTGGTCAACGCCAAGTACCGCGACGTGGCCGACAAGCGGGGCATGCGCCAGGAGGCCGGCGCCGAGCCGTGCCTGTTCGGTTGGCACCTGATCGACCCGCGCGCGCGCAGCATCGCCATCACCGAGGGCGAGATCGACTGCATGACGCTGCACCAGGTCGGCATTCCGGCCCTGTCCGTCAACGCCGGCGCGGGCAACCACCAGTGGATCGAGAACGACTGGGACCGCCTGGAGCGCTTCTCCGAGATCTACGTCTGCTTCGACGACGACGAGGCGGGCAGCAAGGGCGCCTCCGAGGTGATCCAGCGGCTGGGCGTCGAGCGGTGCAAGCTGGTGAAGTTCGGCGCCAAGGATGCCAACCAGTGGCTCCAGGACGGCGCCGGTGGCGAAGACTTCCACGCCGCGCTCAAGCAGGCCAAGCCGGTGGACCCGCAGGAGCTGGTGAGCATCGCCGACTTCTTCGGCCAGGTGAAGGCGCTGCTGTATCCCACGGCCGCCGACTCGCCTGTTCCGCGCCTGATGGTCGGCGACCGCTACGACGACGCCTTCGAGTTCCGCCCGGGGGAGCTGTCGGTGTGGACAGGCATCAACGGCCACGGCAAGAGCCTGATGCTCAACCAGGTGCTGATCGGCGTCATGGTGCAGGGCGAGCGGGTCTGCGTGTTCTCCGGCGAGATGCCACCCCCTGTGCAGGGCAAGCGCCTCGTGCGCCAGCTGAGCGGCAGCGCCCGGCCCAGCCCTGCCTACATCGACGCCATGCAGGCCTGGGTGCGCGACCGCATGTGGATCTTCAACACCGTGGGCTCGGCAACCATCGCACGCCTGCTCGAGGTCTTCCGCTACGCCGCCAAGCGCTACGGCATCACCCATTTCGTGATCGACAGCCTCATGATGACCGACGTTCCCGAGGACGGCCCTGGCGCCTTCAGCGCGCAGAAGGATGCCATCCAGAAGCTCGCCACCTTCGCCAAAGCGAACCGGGCCCACGTCCATCTGGTGGCGCACCCACGCAAGGCGCGCGACGAGTCCGCGGCGCCCGGCAAGCTCGACGTCGGCGGCAGCGGCAAGATCACCGACGGCGCCGACAACGTGTTCAGCGTCTGGTCGGCCAGGCGCGAGGCAGAAGAGCAGGAGGACGACAAGGCCGACGCGCTGCTCGAGCTGCACAAGCAGCGCAACGGGGAGGTGCAGCACCGCAAGTTCTGGCTGTTCTTCAACAAGGCGGCCATGCAGTTCTGCTCGAACTCGGCGCGCAAGCCGATCTCGTTCGTGCCCTTTGAGCAGGTGCCGGCGTGGGAGGTGGCATGACGACCTGGACAGACCAGTTCGGCCGCGTGTGGAAGGTCCCGCAGATCAAGGGCCGGCTGAAGTTTCGATCCGCCGGCCACGCCGCCCTCAAGGCTTTCGTGATTTGGCGCGACGGCTCTCGGTGCCGCTCGTGCGGCTGCGCCGATCAAACCAAGCTGATCGCCGACCACATCGTGTCGCGCCGCAATGGCGGCTCGCACCATCCCGACAACCTGCAGTGCCTGTGCGAGCCGTGCAACGCCCGCAAGTCATCGCTCGTCGATTCGAAAGGCGTCGCCTGATGGCCCGCGCTCGCAACATCAAGCCCGGCTTTTGCCGCAACGAGGACCTGGCCGAGTGCTCCGTCTGGGCGCGCCTTTGCTTCGCCCTGCTGCCAATGCTGGCCGACAGGGAGGGGCGCCTCGAGGACCGGCCGAAGAAGATCAAGGGCGATCTGTTCCCCTTCGATTCGGTGGAGGTCGAGCCGCTGCTGGTCGAGCTGGAACGCTGGCAGATGATCGCTCGATACACCGTCAACGGCCTCGGCTTGATCCAGATCCTGGGCTTCCGCAAGCACCAGAACCCGCACCACCGGGAACCCGAAAGCACGTTGCCACCCCACCCGAGCCTGAGGCTCGATGGGGATGGCAAGTACGTCAAGCCTGAGGCTTTGGATAGTTCGCATGAACCTAAAGCCTCAGGCAAGCCCGAGGCAAGCCCGAGGCTTGACCCCCCAAGAGTCGACTTGCCAAGGGGGTCGAACCCTGCTGATTCCGGATTCCTGATTCCTGATTCCGGAGAAATACCTTCGGAAGCTATCGCTTCCGCCGCGGCTGCGCCGCCGGCACCACCTCCGCTGTCGGCTAAGGAGCGGGTCTGGCTGCTCGGTCCGCAGCTGCTCGGCGAGAAGGGGAAGGCGTTCATCGGCAAGCTGGTTTCGACCTACGGCGAGGACACGGTGGCCGACGTGCTGGCCGCGGCGATCCGCGAGGAGCCAGGCGAGCCCAAGAGCTGGGTGGCAGCCGCATGCGAGGCAAGGGGCAAGGCCCGGCCGCCAGACCGCAACGGCCACCAGCAGGAGCAGCTGGACCTGACCGCAAACCCGAAGCCGGAATGGGCCATCAAGGCCGGCTTCCCCAACCGCTTCGAAGCCGAGAACGCGGGGTGCAAGGAACGAACCGCGCACCTCTTCCGCAACGGTCAACGCATCGCTGCCTGACGGAACCCGACAATGACCACCAACCGAATCTTCGCCATCGACCCCGGCAGCACCCAGAGCGGCTGGCTCCTGTTCGAGGCAGGCAAGGTGCTCGACTGCGGCGTGGCCGACAACCACGACATGCTGCCGTGGATCCGGGCAGGGCAGGGCGCAGCCGTGCTCGCGATCGAGATGGCCGAGAGCTTCGGCCAGAAGGTCTGGTCCCAGGTCTTCACGACCGTGCGCTGGACCGGCCGCTTCCAGCAGGCCTGGCGCGACCCAGACGCGGTGCGCATGGTCACCCGCTCGCAGATCAAGCTGCACGTGGTCGGCAAGCGCGCGGCCAACGACCAGATGATCCGGCAGGCGCTCATCGACACGCTGGGCGCGCCGGGCACGAAGGCCAAGCCGGGCCCGACGTACGGTGTTTCCTCGCATGCATGGGCGGCGCTGGCTGTGGCGGTCACCGTCGCCGGCCTGCACAAGCCAACCCCGCTCGAGATCGCCGCGAAGGGGCGGCAGGAGCTCGCCGAGTTCGGCATGGAGGCCGCATGACCCAATACCCCCGCGCGCGCATTTGCCCGCCGTGCACCGACGAGTGCCAGCAGGGCCGCGATTGCCCGGCACGCGAGGAGCGCGGCCTCATGCTGATCCTCGCCGTGCTGCTCGCGTTCGCGTTCGTCGGTGTGCCGATCCTGGCGCTGGCCGCGTGGCTGGTGGGAGCGAAGCCATGAGCTGCCCCGCCTGCGACCGCGCCGTCACGCACCCCCGCAGTGGCATCTACGCCGCCAACTGCCGCGGCTGCGAGGTGCGCGCCATCGCCCAGTCACCGAAGCACATCCGCGAGCAGGCCTACGCCCAGCAGCCCGAGGAGATGCGCGAGCAGTTCAAGGCCGACGTGCTGGCCGAGTTCAAGCGGATCAGTCCCGGCTACGAAAGCATCTCGTCACAGCCCACGTCGTCCAACACCACCGGCGGAGCCGCCTGATGGATGACACCGTCCTCAAGGCTGGCCGAGAACTGTTCGAGCGGCTGCTGAATGCAGCAGGCCCTGGGTTGCTCTCCGCGGCCTCGGAGAGCCCCACCTCCGAGAGCCTGGAACGACTCATTCAGGCCGTCGCGGACGAGGTCGCGAAGCAGCGGCTCTGCGTGGATTGCCGCTACACGTTGGCGAAGGCCGGACTGCATCCGCCCACGCCGAGAACGCAGGTCGGGACGTTCCTTGGCGGCCCGGTGTTCAAGCCGGCGAGCGACGAATAGGGGCAGACTTGACCGAAGCCGAGACCGAGCGCTGGCAGACCGTGGTCGAGGGCCTGGACGGCCTGGCTACGTCTCCGGCGCGCGGTCCTCGCGTGCGTGAGCACGTCCGTACCGGGCGGATCGACTGGTCAGCCATGATTTTCGCGCTGGAGGCGGCCGGCATGTCCCAGCGCGAGATCGGCCAGCAGTGCGACTCCGACCAGACCTGGGTTCAGCGCCTGAAAAACATCCCTGGCACCCAGCCGAAGTTCCACAACGGCCTGCTCCTGCTGGGCCTGTGGGTGAACGCCACTGGCAAGGCCCCTGCAGAGGCACCTGTCGCCTGAACCCGGCCGGCCGTGGCGCCGGCATTTGATGCGGAACCGCATCGCACCCCCCAAGCATCCTGCGCCCGCCAACCCAAATGGAGCGCGCGCGATGACGAAGCAGAGTCGAACCATCCAGATGCCGGGTGCAGCCGCGCCCGAGGTGACACACCCCGCCCTGGCGGCCGGTGACGGCGCCGCTCAGGACGACCTGGCCGCGTTCGATGAGGACGACCTGCCGCAAGGCCCGGTGCCGGCCACCGCACAGATGACGCCCGAGCTATCGGCGCTCGTGCAGCGCATGATCGCCGAGGGCGTCGCCGCCGAACTGGCCGCAGCTAAGCACGACGCGGCTCAACCCAAGGCGCCTGCCGAACGTCTGCCGACGTGGCAGGAGGCCGCCGCCGCGGCGGAAAGGTCGGTGCGAGATGGTGTCCGCCCCCGTTCGGTCCTGACCAGCGACGGCTGGTATGTCCACCCCGAGCTGGCCCGGGTCAAGGACTCCGGCGTCGCCCGGCTGATGGTCGAGGCCTGACGCCATGTGCTTCACCGCCGGCCTTGCAGCACTGGGATCCCTCGCGTCCGCGGCGGCGCCGATCATCAGCGCGGTCGGCGGAACCCTGGGCATCGTCAATGCGGTGAAGGGGCTCAAGGGGCAGAAGGAAATCGCCGGCCCGAGCGCGGCGGATCAGCAGGCCGCCGTCGATGCGCGCGCCACGCAGAGCTCGAACGCACGGCTGGCGGCGCGCAAAAGGGCGCTCGCGTCGAGCTCGCTGCTCACGGGCAGCAGCGGAAGCAGCGATGTCATGAGCAGCGGCGTCCTGCAGGGCGGTCGCGCCACCCTGGGGGGCTAGGCGTGTGGCAGTCGATCCCCAGAAGCTCGCCGCCCGTCTCAATGCACTGAAGGGCCAGCGCTCCACGCACGAGAACACCTGGCGCGAGTGCTTCGAGTACTCCGTCCCCATGCTGGCCAGCGGCTTCAACGGCCAGGTCCTCAACGCAGGCGAGATCCAGACGCAGAAGGCCAAGCTGCTCGACAGCACTGCCGCTGACGCCATGCAGACAGGCGCCGACGGCTTCATGGGTGGCATCACCCCCGCGAACAGCCGCTGGTTCGGCATCGACATCGGCCAGGAGTCCACAGAGGAGCGCCGGTGGCTGGATGAGGCCGCCGACTTCATCTTTGAGAACATCCACGCCTCGAACTTCGACGCCGAAGCGTACGACGCAATGAAGTACCTGCTCGGCGCGGGCTGGTTCTGCCTCTACGAGGACGAGGCGCCGGGTGGGGGCTACTACTTCGAGAACTGGCCCATCAGCCAGTGCTACCTCGCGAGTTCACGCCAAGGCGGACGCATCGACACCTGCTACCGTGAGTACGAGGTGACGGCTGCGACCCTGGTGGCCGAGCGCGGCCGCGACAAGGTCAGCCCGCAAGTCCGCCAGATGGTGGACAACGGCAAGCAGGACGAAATGGTCCAGATGCTCTGGGCCATCGAACCGCGCGTGGGCTACCTGCCGGGCAGCACCATCTCGACCAACCTCCCGTTCGCCTCCTGCAAGATGGAGGTGGCCACCAAGCACATCGTCAGCGAGAGCGGGTACCACGAGTTCCCGGTGATCTGCCCTCGGTGGACGCGCATCCCGGGCAGCGTCTACGCGCTGGGCCCGATGTCCGACGCGCTGCCGGATGTAAAGAGTCTCAACGAGGTCAAGCGCTGGGAGTTCGCGGCAGCCGAGACGGTCATCGCGCCGCCGCTGAAGGTCGTCGACGACGGCGTCATCAACCCGCGCCTGGTCAAGCTCGGGCCGCGCAAGGTCCTGGTGTGCGCCGACCCCGACAACATCGCGCCGCTCATCACTGGCGCCAAGGTCGAGTTCGGCCAGCTGATGGTCAGCGAGCTGCAGACCAGCGTGCGCCGCTCGCTGATGGCAGACCTGTTCGACAAGCTGCTCAACGACCCGCGGATGACCGCGACTCAGGTGCACGCGATCGTCGGCGTCTTGCGTCAGCGCATGGGCCCGCGGTTCGGCCGACTGCAGGCCGAGTATCTGCAGCCGCTGGTCGAGCGCTCCTATGGGCTCGCCTACCGCGCCGGCATGCTGGGGCAGCCGCCGGAATCCATGCGAGACCGCGACTACACCGTCAAGTACCTGTCGCCGCTGGCGCGCGCCCAGAAGCTCGAGGACGTGTCCGCGATGCAGATGCACGAGCAGGACCTGCTCCTGCAGATGCAGGCCAATCCCACCCTGGCCGACACCTACGACTGGGACGAGGCCGCGCGCCACAAGGCCGAGCTGCGCGGCGTGCCGCTCAAGCTCATCCCCGACGCGAAGAAGGTGGCCGCCGTGCGCGACCAGCGCGCCGAGGCGCAGGCGGCAGCGCAGGAGGCCGTGGCCCAGCAGGCCCTTGCCGTGAAGGCCGGCGAGGCCGCGATCGATGCTTCGGTGCAGACATGAGCGCGCGCAACCTCACCGCTGACGGATACCTGGCGCGGCAGGCCAACACCTCCCGGGTCTGGCACGACCCGGATGGGCAGCTGCGCGACGACAACGGCAACGTGTTGCTCATCACAATGAACAGCGCTGCCGTCACCATCAACGTGCCGGCGGACTACCCAACGATCCAGGCCGCGCTCGCATCGCTTGACGGCAAGCCATTGGGAAGCCATCTGGTGACGATCCAGGTTGCGGACGGCGACTACACGTACACCAGCGCGGTAGAGGCGGGGCACCCCGACGGCGACAACATCCAGATCATCGGCAACGTCGCCAGCCCGGCAGCTTGCAAGATCACCTTCCAGAACTGCGAAGGCTTCGTCGCGTATCGCGGCAACAGTCTGCGACTGATCGACGGCTTCACTGTCGAGTCCGACCGCTGGACGTCGCACGGCGTGTGGGCCTCGACGGGGCACTCTGGATTCCGCGCGAGCCGCGGCGGCAGCCTCACCGTCGGCGGGAACGTCGTGGTCAACAAGTTCTACTACGGTGTCCAGGCGGACGGTGGCGGCAACTTGTTCTTGACGACGGGCTTCCAGTGCGCGGAGGCTGGTGACGTTGGGGTGTTCGCGTTCGATGGCGGTTCGATCGTCGCTGGAACGATCACCGTGACGCTGGCCAAGGATACCGCGAACGGTCTCGGCTTCGGAATCATGGCCGAGGACGGCGGGTCTGTGTACGCCAACGGCGCCACCTGCACGAGCAACAGCATCGCAGGCATCGCCGCGAAGTCGGGCGGCTGCGTCATCGCGAAGACATCCACGTGCAACAGCAACGGCGCCGGCGTCCTGGCCGACAGCAACGGTGTCGTCGAGTGCAACGGCACGACCTGCTCGAGCAACACGAACCAGGGGTTCCTCGCCGATCTGAACGGTTCCATTACAGCCGGCAGTTGCACGGCGAGCAGCAACGGGCAGGGCTTCATGGCGCGGCGCCGCGGGTTCATCGACGCCCGCAACGCGTCCGCGACCGGCAACACCAACGAGGGCTTCCTCGCAACGATCTGCGCCTGCATCGCCGCGGCCGGAACCACATCGACGACGAACGGCACCGCCTATAGCCCGGCCGCGAACACGCTGGGCAATGAGCAGAGCTACATCGACACCTGATATGAACAGCAGGAGCGGGACATGCCGATCAACGCAACACTGAGCTCTGACGGGTGGCACGTTCCACCGATCACGTCCCTTGGTGGGGGCGTTCAGGTTTCTGCCGGCACCAACATCGCGAGCACGGGCACGGCCCTGTTCTCTAACAGCAACGGCATCACGTTCGGCATGAACACCAACAACGTGGTGACCGCGAGCGTCGCGGGTACCGTGGCGGGTGGTTCGGCGAACGTCAACCTGTCGGCCGGCACGACGTCGAACGCGTCCAGCGCCTTCACGTTCTCGAACAGCAACGGGGTGTCCTTCGGGCTCAACGCAGGGACGATCACGGCGAGCCACAACGGTCTTACGACCGCTGCACAGTCGAACCACTCCCACGGGAATCCGAGCCTCGCGCTGACCAACCTGTCCGGAACCACCGCGTCGGCGAGCAATGGCTTGACGCTCTCGCTGGCCGCTGCTGCCTTGGCCCTGTCCGCTGCCGGCGGGTCGGCCAGCGCGGGCACGATGGTCCTGAGCGACAGCAACGGCATCAGCTTCGGCGCCAACGGCTCGACCATCACCGCCTCGCACAACGGCCTGACCACCGCGGCGCAGAGCAACCACAGTCACGGCAACCCGACCCTGGCGCTCACGAACCTGAGCGGAACGACGGCCAGCGCGAGCAACGGGCTCACACTGTCGCTATCGGCTGCGGCCCAATCGAATCAGGTCATCAGCGCCTACGCGGTGTCGAACACCACGCAGGGAACGTCCGGCACCATCGACGCCCGCAGCCTGAGCGTGCACGGCGCCGGCGCAGCGTCCGTCGGTGTGAGCAACGGCTCGCTGGTCGTGAGCGTGCAGGCCGGCGCCCAGAGCAACCAGACGATGGGCCTGTACGGCTCCTCGCAGACGACCGGCCAATCCTCAAGCAGCACCGTCGATGCGCGCAGCCTGACGATCGCCGGCATGGGCGGCGTGTCGGTCGGCATGTCTGCCGGCTCGCTGGTGATCTCGGGCAACACCGGAGGCGGCGCTGGCGGGGCCGCGGTGTCCGCTGGCACGCAGTCGGTCAACACCGGAACGGTGGTCTGGTCGAACTCGAACGGCGTCAGCTTCGGCATGTCGGGCTCGTCGCGCGTCACGGCGAGCTTTGCGCTCAGCAACCAGGCGATCAGCGCGTTCGCGGTCTCGAACACGACGCAGTCGACATCGGGCACGGTCAACGTGTCCGCCATGTCAATCCAGGCGAACGGCCTGGTCTCGGCAGGCATCTCGAACGGCTCCATCGTCATCTCCGCCCCCGACACGACAAGCTTCGCGCCGCTGTCCGTGGGCTTCTCGACGGGCGGCAATACGGCCGGGGATACCGGATTCGGCACCGACCGTGTGGTGTTTGTCGGCGGCGCCAACGTCACGCTGTCGGGCTCCACGAACGGCGGCTCGCAGACCATCAGCGTGATCGGTGCAGCAGCTGCGGCCGGTGTGGCCCAGGCCGGCGGCACGCAGACCGCGACGTCCGGCACGGTGGTGTTCTCCAACTCGAACGGCATCTCGTTCGGTCTCTCGGGGTCCACCCGGATGACCGCCAGCTTCGCCCTGAGCAATCAGGTCGTCAGTGCTTACGCCGTGAGCAACACGACGCAGAGCACAACCGGCACAGTCAACGTGTCGGCGATGTCCTTCCACGGCGCCGGCGGCGTATCAGTGGGCGTCTCAAACGGCTCGGTGGTCATTTCCGGTGGTGCCGCGGCAGGCGGCTACTCCGCAGGCTTGTCGAACATCGGCAACACGGCAGGCGATACGGGCGTCGTCACCGGCCGGCTGGTGCTGGCCGGCCTGAACGCCACGCTGTCGGGCTCGACCAACGGCGGCAGCATGACGGCCACCCTGAGTGTGCCGGCCACCTCCAGCCTGTCGGGCACTGGGCTGCTGTCGATCGCGACGAACGGCAGCACGATCAGCATGGGCGTGCCGGGCGACACGATGTCACGCTACGGCTGGCCGCCCGCGCAGGCGATGAACATCAGTTCCAGCGCCAACGCGAACAGCATCTACTCGCTGCAGTATGTGAGCGTGCAGGCGCCGATTGCCTTCACGCGCATGGACGTGCCGCTGCTGGTCTCGCTGAACACTGCAGCGCAGTCGAACACCGCGGCCGTGGCGTTGTCGGCCATGCTGGTGCTGTACTCGCGCACTGGCTCTACGATGAACCCGATCGTGGGCGCCAGCGCCTCGTCGACCTTCTCGTGGGCATCGAACTCGTCGAACTTTGACCGCGTGAGCGGCGGGCGCAACCTGAGCTTCGGCATCGCCTCCACGCTGACGCCGGGCGAGTATTACGCCGGCCTGTACCTGAGCACGACCTCGGGCATCAGCAGCGGCGCCGCGACGACTGCGCTGGATGCCACCTTCTCCGTGATGTTCGGCAGCACCTTCAGCGCGAGCGTCATCGGCGCCTTCAACGTCGCCACGGCGAACGGCCAGGGGCCGCTCATGCTGGGCGTGCTGAGCTCCGTTCCGACGAACACCTCGCAGTCGGTGCAGTCGAGCCAGTTCACCGTGACCGGCACGGCGGTGCGAGCCAACGTTCCGCTGCTGTTCCGCAACTACTGATCAGAGCGCGATGGCTCTGTGCGTCATCAACGGGCGGGTGGTCAAGCGCGGCGGCGGCCTGCTGTCGCGTGGTGGAGGTGGCGGTGGTGGTGGCGCTGCCCTGACTTCATTCACCCTCAAGAGCGCCGCAGCCAGCGGCAGCCAGCCGTTCTCCATCGGCTTCACGTTGGCGAAGGGCGCGGCTACCAACGTCACCACCGACCTTCCAGGCGGCGCCTATCAAGCCAAGGTGATGACGCAGTGGAGCGACGGCAGCGCGAACCATGTGGTCGTCAGCGGCGACTACAGCGCGACGCAGAACGCCACGCTGACGGTGAACGTCACCAGCGGCACGCCGCCGACCGGAACGGCGCTCGCTCACGCCGACATTGTGTCAGCAGCGCCGACATCGGTGGTTGACTGCGGCGCCTTCGGCTCGGCCAGCCTTGCCACTCGCCTTGCCGCAGGCGCGCCTGATGTTGTGCTGCTGGCTGGGCATCGAATGATCGAGGCGTGGTATCGCGCCGACATCGGAAGCGACATCCATTGCACTTGGTACGTGAAGTTGTGGGCCAGTGGCCGCATGCACGTCGATGTGATGGTGGAGAACGGCTTCCTAGACAACGGCTCGGGCGCGCTTTGGACCAACACGACGCGCTCGTACACAGCCAACATCACCATTGGCGGCTCCACCGTCCTGAATACCGCGGTTACGCACTACGGCCACCAGCGCTACTACGCGCACGGCTGGATCGGCGGCGATCCGCAGATGACGCGGCTGCACGACACGGGCGACATCATGGCGTCGAAGATGACGCCGAACTACCCGTATGGGCCGGTTGACAGCGCATCTCTTGACGCACTGGACCGCTCGTATGTGGTGCTGGACAAGGGTCCGCACGAGGAGAACATGGGCGGCACCGGTTCTGCGCCAGCCATTGGCTTGTTGCCGAACTGGTGCGCCGCGTACCTCACAACGCCGGATGCGCGCTCGTTCGATGCAGTCATCGTTGGATCGCTGTCCGTCAACTCGTATCCGATCAGTTGGAGAACGAAGACCACAAAGGAGGCGGCGCCGCTGCTGTCTGGGACGGGCAACTTCGGGAACTGGACCGCCGACGGTCCGAATCAGGGCGGCAATACGGTTCAGGGTGCCGGCTCGCTGATCTGGGATCAGGCTCACCACCCGTGCGAAGGGTACCTAGCGTACCTAATCACGGGCGACGGCATCCACCTTGAAACGCTCATCATGCAGGCGGGTCTGTGCTTCCTGCAGCGCCCGTCGTCACATGGTACCGGCACCGCGCGCCTTCTGAGCGACCAGATCCGCGGCTACGCGTGGTCGCTGCGCACGATCTGCCTGTACGGCGCGATCACGCCGACGGCAATGAAGGGGTCGGGCACGCCGGCTCACCAGTTCCGCACCCTCATCGAGAACAACTACGCATCGCTGAAGACATCGCTACTCAGCGGCGACACGAAGGCATGGAGTGGGCTTGGGTTCGTCAACGACTACGGCGGCAACGGCTCCCAGGACGGATGGGACTACCCGGCCGACACCGTCGCCCCATACACGGGCTCTATACCACCATGGCAAGGCGACTTCTTTGTGGCCGTCAACGGCTTCGTCTCTGAGGTTGAGCCGTGCGACAGCACGACGGATTTGATCCTCGTGCGCAACCGGATGTACCGGTGGACGATCGGGCGCCTTGGTGCGTCTGGACGATCGAGTGAATACGACTTCACGCGGGCGGCGAGCTACGGCCTGAAGGCGGCCACTGACGGCACTGGCGGGACGTGGTATCAGGGGTTCGGGAAGTTGTTCGAGGAGAGCTACGGCGCTCTGAACACGACCGCAACGAACACGCTGCAGGGTACATCCGGCTCTGCTCCATCGACGCCGAACGGCTACTGGGGCAACCTGACGCCTGCCATTGCTTACGCGGTGGATCACAAGGCGCCAGGAGCGCGGGCAGCTTACCGTCGCCTGACCGGTGCCACGAACTGGTCAACCGTCACCGGCACGTTCACGAACAACCCGGTGTGGGGCGTCGCCCCGCGCAATGCGCAGTTCACGCCTAGCACCTGGAGCCTGCCGGCTGCCGGCCAATCGGTGCTCATCGGCAGCAACACGCCGAACAGCGTTCGACCCAGCGCGTACACGTCGGGACAGTTCTCCCAGGCGACGTTTGGCAGCTTCTCCAGCGGCGTATTCAACCCGTGGTACAGCCGGACAGGCGCGTACGAAATCTCCAACACCGGCGGCCACAACAACCTGTACTTCCAGGGCTCGGTCATCTTCGACCTGGAGCAAGCGACGCCGGCCTGGGCACTACAGGACAACGCCAACGGGGTTGCCTATCAACCCGGACCGGTCGGCGTTTCGGCCACCAACGGATCGCCGTACTACGAGTACACCGGCACGCAAATGCCGCTCGCGGGGCACACCTACGCCTCGATGATCTCGATTCAGCAGGGCAACAAGGGTTCGCTGCTGTGGGTGACGCGGGGAGCGACAGCGAACGAGTCGGTGGCCGCTCCGACCGTCCACGTCATGGATGCCGAGACTGGCCTCTGGTCGCGCATGGCGAGCGTCTCACTCGCCGACCACGCGATGGTTGAAGGCTCTGGCGCCTACGACCCGAATACGCACCGCTACTACGTTTCGAACAGCCAGTTCTGGAGCAACAACTTTGTCGCGTACCTGCGCGGCTCGGACAACACGGCGCAGACCTACTCCCTGAGCGGCTTCCCGCCGAGCGGGACGAACTACACGAAGATGTTCCTGTTCCCGGAGCGGCGGCTGATGCTGTGGGTCGACGCCGCAGGGCTCGTGTTTGGCTTGGATCTGACGCAGGCTCCTGGCGCCACCAACATCGTGCAGCTGACCACGTCTGGCGCATTCGCATCCAACAACGGCCAGTCGCAGTGGCGCTGGGACATGGGGAAAGGCAAGTTCGTCCAAAAGCCCGGATGGACTGGCGACGTGGTCAACACGCTCACGCCCCCGAACGACCGATCGCTTGGCACCGGCGGGACATGGGTCAAGGGCTCCGAGACTATCGGCGGCTCCGGCCTGCCAGATGGCATCCGCGGCCCAGCCGATGGTGTCGGGCAGTACATGCAGAACGAGTACGTCGAGGAAATCGACGCGCACATCTGGGTGTCCGACGACGCGAACCAAGTCGCCATCTGGAGGATGCCGTGATCCTGTCGGCTGCCTCATCGCTGGCCCAAGGGCTCGACCACTGCAATCGCTGCGGAGAGTGCTGCCGCGAGCCGTGTTCGCTCGGGGATGGTGACGTGAAACGGTTGGCGCGGCACTTCGGCATGCAGCCGATCGACTTCGCCAGGGCGCACCTGGACGTGCGCCAGCGGCCGGATGGTGTGCTCATCGCCCGGCCGCACTTCGGCCAGGACGGCTTCTGCCACTTCCACCGCGAAGGCGCCTGCACCGTGCACGAGGTGAAGCCGGCCGGCGGGCGCGACTTCGAATGCTGGAATCCGCGCACAACCGCCCCGGGTCGCGAGCGCATGTTCTTCATCGCGCTGCGCGAGTTGCAGCAGAAACTGGAGGCCCGACGTGGCACGTGATCCAAAAGTGACCGACGACGGCACCGGGACGATGGCCGACTACACCCAGACGAATCCGAACTGGGGGTCCATCGGCAAGTCGGCCGGGCAGTTCACGGGCGGCGGCCTGGGCGCCAACGTGGCCACGGCCCGCTACGCGGGTGCGACGGCGATTTCGGTCGACAAGCACTACGCCAAGCTGAAGATGACGGGGCTGGCGTTCAACGGGTCCAACCGGCGGCAAGGCGTCATCGTTGGGTCGTCGACCGGCATCGACGCGGCCCGCGACCACTATGCCGCCTTCTTTGAGGACGATGCGGCGAGCGGCGGCACGCACACATGGCGCGTGGTCAAGATGGTCAACGATGTGGAGACGGAACTGGCATCGGGCTCGCGCGTGGCCAGCAACGGCGACACGATTTCGCTTGAGTTCGACGGGTCAAGCGGCACCAGCGCCGTCCTGCGGGCCTACTACAACGACTCGACGCAGCTGGGCACCACCATCACCGACAACACCAGCCCACTCGTGTCCGGATCGCTCGGCCCCATGCTCGGCCAGGACCAGGTCGCGGACGACCTCGAGTTGGGCGATATCGTGGCTGACGCGCCTCCGCCGCCACCTCCATCTATCGCCACGGCAGCGTGGCTGCGCGCCTGAACCACCACCCCGATACCTCCAACCCATCGGACCAGACCATGAAGCCTCAACTCGTCGTCCAGGACCTCAGCGGCGTACACAATGCCGACCTCACCAAGACCAGCGCGCGCCTGATGCGCGGCGGCAGCTGGAAGCGGCAGCGCGTGATCGTCATCCTGCCGGCCGCTGATCAGGTGCCCGCGAAGTGCGCGCTTTCGTGGTGGAACCTCGCGTTTCCGCCGAACCAGGGTGTCGTGCGCATCCTTGCGCAAGGTATGGAGGTAGGCGAGGCGTACTCGACAGCCATCGAGCAGATCCTGGCGAACCCGGACCTGTCGACCTGGGAGTACATCCTCACGATCGAGCACGACAACGCGCCGCCGCCCGACGGCGTCATCAGGCTCATCCAGGACATGGAGGAGCACCCCGAATACGCCGTGATCGGCGGCCTGTACTTCACCAAGGGACCCGATGGCGTGGCCCAGATGTGGGGCGACCCGCGCGATCCGATCCCAAACTTCCGCCCGCAGGTGCCGATCGCAGAGACGGTGCAGGAGGTGTGCGGCACCGGCATGGGCTTCAACCTCTGGCGCCTGTCGATGTTCAAGGACGAGAAACTGCGCCGGCCGTGGTTCAAGACGCTCAACGGCAGCGAGGGCCAAGGCATCGGCACGCAAGACCTCTACTTCGCCGCGGACGCGCGCAAGCACGGCTATCGCTTCGCGATAGACACGCGCGTGAAGGTCGGCCACCACGACCTGCGCGGCGACTTCGGCCCGGCCGACACGATGTACTGACACCCCACCAACCCGACGGAGATGATCACATGGCTAAGGATTCGGCTGTACGCGTGGATGAGCTATCGAGCGGGGCAGCTGTCCCTGTGGAGCGGCCGCCGCTGCGACTCGATATCGGCTGCGGCAAGAACAAGAAGGCAGGCTTCACTGGCGTCGACAGCCTCGCGCTCGACGGCGTCGATGTCGTAGCCGACTTGCGCCAGCCGTGGCCGTTCGACGACAACTCAGTGGAGGAGGCGAACTGCTCGCACTTCCTCGAGCACCTGACGAACTTCGACGGCAAGTGGGAGCGCGTGCACTTCTTCAACGAACTGCACCGCGTGCTCAAGCCAGGCGCGGCGTGCGCGCTGGTGATCCCGCACTGGGCGTCGAATCGCTACTACGGCGACCCCACGCACAAGGAGCCGTTCAGCGAGATGGGCTTCTACTACCTGTCGAAGGAGTGGCGTGCCACGCAGGCCCCGCACACGGATGCGGCGATCACAGGCAACCCGGCCCTGTACTCCTGCGACTTCGACGCGACCTGGGGCTATTCGCTGCATCCGACGCTGCTGGTGCGCAACCTCGAGTACCAGCAGCATGCGATGACCTTCTGGAAGGAGGCATGCCAGGACCTTGTTGCAACGTTGAAGAAAAAGGGCTGACCGACCCGCCCCGGTGGAGGTGACGAGCCATGCTGTACGTCTACAACAACCGGGTGGTGCGCAATGGCGCGGGTCGCATGTACTCGCGCAACGACGCGCTTGAAGTGGCAGCTGGGCAGGTGCTGCTCATGCCGCTGCCGGCTGGTGAGCTGGGGACGATCTACATCCAGCGCAACGGCGTGGACATCACCGGCGCAGTGAGCGCGCCGAACAGCAACTACTACCTGTACACGGTGGTTGCGGAGGATGCCGGGGCGGAACTGAAGGTGCGCGTCGAGAACGCATCTCAGGACACGACCCCACCGCGCCGGCACGCGATCGGCGTTCGCATCGCCGCGCCGAACAAGATCGTCATCACCTACAACAAGGTGCTGTCGCCGCTGACGATCGCGGCCGCGCAGTTCACGCTCGGCGGCACGATGGCTACGGCCAAGACGGTCACGGCCGCCGCGGTGGTGGACAACACCGTGGAGGTCACGGTCTCGAGCAACTTCGTTCCGGGCGATGCGCCGACGCTGGCTTACACCCAGTCGGGCACGGACTCGCTTCGGGTGAAGGACTGGGCCGGCAACCTGGCGCCGAGCTTCTCGGCGGTGAGCGTGTTCAACGAGTTCCCGGTGCCGGCCACGGCCGCGACGCTGGTGACCACGTTCACCGTCCTGACAAGCGGTGGCGGTGGGTTTGTGTACTCCGGCAGCGGCGGCACCACTCAATGCCACCCGCTGACACAGGCGACGTTCGCCAACTCGGCGCACCAGGCCAAGCTGGAAACCTCCGGTTGGGTGGAGATGCAGGTTACCGACACCGATGCCGCGGTCCGGTCCATCGCGCTGAAGATGAACACATCTGCGGGGCAGACGCTCAACGAGATGGATCACTCGGTGCGAGTCACCAACGGCACGGCACGCCCGTACCAGGACGGCACGGCGGTCGGCTCGCTGTACACGTTCTCGAGCCCGTCATCGCTTTGCCGCGTGCGGATTCGCCGCGACATGCCGTCGGGCGAGGTGCACTTCGACACGTCGGAGGACGGCGGCATCACCTGGGAGCTCCGGCACACCTGGACGCTGGTGTCGGATCCTGAGGTGTACATGCACCCATGGTGCAACAACCCAAGCACCACGGTGGCCGCGATCGGCTGCGCGCTTCAAGGTTTCGTCTCTCGGGGGTTCTGATGCGACTGCTTCGCACCATCTTGCTGCTGGCGTTCGCCAGCGCCGCCATCGGCTTCACGGTCTACGTGCCGACGGTCATGTTCAACGGCATCCCGCTGCGGCTCATCAACAGCTCGCCGCCGAACTACCCGCCATCGGTGGCTGCAGGCGTCTTCGAGATGTGGCCATCGCTGCAGTTCGAGGTGAACGGAGATGCGCTGCCCGCACCCAACTACGGCTTCACCAGCCTGCGCAAGCGCGACAACACTGGCGGCGCGGTGCAGCCGAACAGCACTCCGGACGGTGGCGCCTTTCGCATCGTGTGCGCCACGAGCCACCTGGGCTTCTTCGACCCCATCGTCTACCCCCCAAGCGGGGCGACGAGCTTCCCGAAGAAGAGCCACCTCCACAACTTCTTCGGCAACAGCGATATCTCTGCGACGACAGCAACGACGACGCAACTCGCGACGGTTGGGCGCAGCAGCTGCGTGGGCGGCATCGCGAACCGGAGCGGCTACTGGGTACCTGCGGTCATCGACACGACGACGGGCTTCCCGGTCATCCCCTACGCCAACATCGTCTACTACAAGAACGAGAGCGACTATCGGCGCGCCAACCTCACAGCAGTGACGGTGCCGCCGGCCGACCTGCGCATCATCGCTGGCAACCCGGCGAACACATCGACGACGCTGGGCAACACGTACCGCTGGGAGTGCCCGCTCGGCGCCAACTTCTCGGCCACGATACCGGGCGCCGGATGCGCCAATGGATCAGACGTGCAGTTGATCGTGTTCTTCCCGCAGTGCTGGGATGGCGTGAACCTCGATTCAGCGAACCACCAGAGCCACATGGCCTACGAGAACCCGACGACAGGTTGTCCTGGCACGCATCCGGTGATGATCCCGCAGATCAGCTTCAACATCCGGTACAAGGTCAGCGCCAGCGCAAGGCCAGAGAACTGGCGCCTAGCCTCCGACACCTACGCGCTCGGCTACGCCGCTGGCGGCCTGAGCGCCCATGGCGACTGGTGGAACGGCTGGAACAACGGGGTGTTGACCCAGGTGGTGGAGGGCTGTCTGCACGCCTCGCTGGACTGCCATGCCCACCTGCTCGGGCTTACCCCCAATGAGACGCTGTACTGAGCTCGCACTCGTGCTGCTGGCCGTGCTGGCGCCGTTCGTGGCGGTGGTGGCCTATCGCTACGAGCGGCAGCTACTCGACTTCAAGGCGGAGATCGCGGCGACGAGCGCGGTGTGCCAGAAGCAGGAGGCCGGCCAGCAGCAGGGCGTAGGTCCCTGGTTCCGGGGCGGCGCTGGCGCGGATGTCCACCAGCGACTGAGCCTTGCGGGTGAGGGTGCCGGACGCCTCGTCGGCGCCGGTCTCGAAGTCGAACGACACCAGCCCGGAGCCGTTGACGAAGTCGGAGAAGGTCTGGGCACCCACGGTCAGCCAGGCGCCGATTTCGGCCACGCCGCCAAGCGCATTGGCGTCGAGCTCGAACGTGACGCGGGTGTGCGGCGCAACGACGGCAATCCATGAGTCCTGGATGAACGATCGCGAGTACGGCTTGCCGTTCGACGTGCTGTGCGTGGTGGCCGACAGCGATTCGCCCCAGGTGAAGAAGCTCAGCCACGTCCCCGAGGTGCCGGGATCGAAGAAGCCGACCTGTTCCGAGGACCAGAACCCACCGCCGTTCGGATCGGCGACCCACGACAGGTTCCCGTGGAACCCGCCTTGTCCGGTGAGGGTGACGCCGGCCGTGATGCCGTCGGCTTGGTCCGTGTCGACGATGGTGAGCCGAACAGGGCCGACTGATGCGGTAGCGGGAGGATTTGCTGCAGAAACTGCAAACGCGCACGCCAGCGCGCTCGCGCCGACGGCCAAGCACCAGTGGTTGCCCATGGCTCGCCTCCTCGCATAACCGTTTGTCGTTGGAGGCGCAGGGGCATTCGGCGTGCCTGCCGCCGATTGATGCGGATTCGCATCGGGCGAGGGGCCAACACTGCGCCCCTGATGAGCCAACCCATCGACCGAGCAGCCCTGGCGGCCATGTTCCGCGACGTGTTCGAGGCCGACCGCCGCGGCGCTGCGATCCTGGAACACCTGGTGCAGCGCTTCGGCAGCACGAAGGTCCACACTGACGGCGGCATCGACGCGGTCCTGAAGACCTACCGATCGGCCGCGCACCGCGAGATCCTGGACTACGTGCTGCGGCTCGTGAACGAGGGGAACGGCATCTCGGATTCCAACCCCGAAGGAGAAGGCGATGCCCTCTGAAGCCCCCGCGGCGCCTGCCGCACCCGCTGCTGCCCCGACATCCGCGGCCCCCGCGGCGCCGAACCCGCCTGCGCCGGCCGCACCAGCTCCGAGCCCAGCCGAGTCGCCGGCACCGATCGAAAGCCTCATCCACGGATCGCCGCCGCCGGCACCCGCCGCCCCTGCGCCTGCCGCGCCGGCTCCCGCACCAGGCGCTGACGACCCATTCGCCGCCTTCGCCGAGAAGGTGCCCGAGAAGTTCCACGTCAAGGCCGGGGACAAGCTCGACATGCCGGCGTCCATCGCGAAAGCACTCGAACACCGTGAGCACCTGGAGAAGCGGCTGGGCGCCGGCGATCTGCCGCCCAAGAAAGTGGACGAGTACCAGTGGACCCCGCCGACCGAGATGCAGGGGTTCGAGATCGACCAGGAGCGCACATCCGCCTTCAAGGAGCAGGCGCTTGCGCGCGGCATCACCACCGAGCAGTTCAAGTGGATGATGGACTCCTACGTCGCGGCCGTGCCGGACCTGATGCAGGGCGCGGCGCGCCTGTCAGCCAACCAGGCGCGCGCCGAGCTCCAGAAGGTCTGGACGCAGCCGGGCGACCTCGAGGTCGGTATCGGCAACGCCGAAAGAGCGCTCCGGCAACTGCCGCCCGACTTGCTGGACTCGTCGCGCGAGTACGGCACGAACCCGGTGTTCCTGCGCATGCTCGCGCACTTCGGCGCCCAGACGCGCGAGGACACGCCGCCGCCGAGCCCAGCTGCTCCGAACGCCGGCGCCGACGAGATCAAGCAGCTCGAGGCGAGCAAGGCGTACCTGGACCCGAAGCACCCGGATCACAAGGCCGTCAGCGCCAAGGTTGCCGGGTACTACCAGCGAGTGCACGGCAACGCTCCCATTTGATGCGGAAACGCATCGCGGCGCAATTTGACACTGCGGGCCATTCAACAGGCCCGTGGTGGCACGCGGATCACCTGTGAAAGCCCGCAGCGGCTCGCCTCAAGGCGGCGAGCGCAGCCCGTAGCCACAGGCCCGGAGCGCCGGATCACCTGAAAGCCGAACGCGATTCACTTTCAGGAGTTCCCCATGTCCGACACCATCACCCAAGCGTTCGTACAGCAGTTCGACAGCTCGCTGCGCCTGCTCTCGGCGCAGATGGACAGCCGGCTCAAGATGGCCGTGACCGACCGCGGCACGATCACCGGCGAGTCCTTCACCATCAACAACGTCGATCCGTCGGGCGATCTACCCGAGCAGACGGTTCGCCACGGCAACACCGTGTTCTCCGACATCGAGCACACCACGCGCGTGGTGACGATGAAGGACTTCTTCGACGCGCTGCCGCTGGACCGCGCCGACATCCCGAAGATGATCGTCAACCCGGTGACCGGCGGCCACTACGCGCGCACGCTCATCGGCAAGCGCAACCGCATGCTCGACAAGCGGATCTATCGCGCGGCGCGCGACGCGCAGCTGAAGAAGGACGGCACCACCGTCGCGCTGCCCTCGACGCAGAAGATCGCGCACGGCGGCACCGGCTTCACGAAGGCGAAGATCATCCAGACCCGCAAGATCTTCCGTGCCAACGAGAAGGACCAGCACAACGGCGAAGAGCTCTACATCGCCTACACCGCCGACATGGTCGAGGACATCATGTCCGACACCACGCTGACCAGCGCTGACTTCCTGGCGAGCAAGTTCCTGCAGGAAGGTGACGTCGTCGGCAAGTGGATGGGCTTCACCTGGATCCCGTTCGAAGGGATCGATCCGGTGTCCTCGTCGACCTACTACACGGTCGCCTGGGCGAAGTCCGCGATCCACATCGGCGAAGGTTTCGTCGAGGGCCGCGTCGACCGCCGGCCGGACAAGCAGAACATGTATCAGACCACGATCAACACCTCGTTCAATGCCGGCCGGCAGGACGAAAAGGGCGTGGTCGAGATCGCCTACCAGTAACCACCGGCCTGACCTGAAGGAGCCTCCTCATGGCTGAACAAACCTCTCGCCAGGCCGCGCGGATCGCCGCGTCGGCCAACGGCTACAAGATGCTGGCCGCCGACGTCGGTCTGCTCCAGGCCTCGGTCATCACCGCACCGGACACGGTGACCTGGGCGCAGAACGACACCTGCGGCAACCGCCATCGCATCCCGAAGGGTGCGCGCCTGCTCGGCGCCTTCGTCAACTGCGCCGCCCTCGGCGCCGGCGTGACGATGGACGTCGGCATCCGCGCCTGGACAAGCGACGGCACGGGCGCAGCGATCGATGCCGATGGCATCGTGGCGGCGTTGGACGTGTCGTCCGCGGTCAACGCCTACGCCGGCAACGGCGACCTGGTGGACGTTGGCGACACCGTCGTGTCGGCGGACGCGGAGCCCTACTTCACGCTGGGCGGCGCGAACCCGACCGACAACGTGGACGTCAAGGTGACGGTGCTGTACGTCACGCCGTAAGTGCAGTTGCCGGGCCGGGCAGGTAGCCCTCGGGTTGGAACCGGCGAAGGCAGGGGAGGGGGCGTAAGCCCCCTCTTTCTTTTCTCGGATGAGGTAGGTCGATGAGTTCCAGCGCGATCAGCTTGTGCTCCAACGCTTTGCTGCAGCTCGGCGACAGCCCCATCGCGAGCTTCAGCGAGAACACCAAGCGCGCCACGCTGTGCGCCAACCTCTGGCCGCAGGTGCGCGACATGATGCTGCGCCGGCACGCGTGGCCGTGCGCTCGCAAGCGCGTGGTTCTTGCACCTGAGGCGACCGCGCCGGCATTCGACTGGGGCTTCTCGTTCCTGCTGCCAGGCGACTGGCTGCGCAGCCTGCAGTACGGCGAGCGCGGCGAGCGGCTCAACTTCGAACTGGAGGGGCGCAGGGTCCTCGCCGACACCGACACGCTGAGGCTCGTCTACGTGTGGCGCAATGAGGACCCGGCGCTTTGGGACGACGCGCTGTGTGACGCCGCCTGCCTGGAAATGACGGCTCGGCTGGCCTACCCCATCACGCAGAGCGCATCGCTCGCGCAACTCAAGCGGGCCGAAGCGGACAAGTTCCTGCGCGAGGCCAAGTCCATCGCCGGGCAGGACAACGAGCCTGAGGACTGGGGCGACTCCCCCTTCGTCGACGTGCGGGGCTGAGCGTGCGCGCGGACCTGCTCCAGACCAACTTCTCCGGCGGCGAGCTGTCTCCGCGGCTGTACGGGCGCGTCGACCTGGCGAAGTACAACGATGCGGTCAAGAGCGCTCGGGACGTGGTCCTGCTGCAGCACGGCGGCGCCCGCAGTCGGCCCGGCTGGGACTGGCTGGGCGAGGTGAAGGACAGCACCAAAGCGACCAGGCTCATCCCCTTCGTCTTCAGCCAGACCGACGCCTTCATCATCGAGGCCGGCGACGGCTACATGCGCTTCTGGAAAGATGGGGTCCTGCTGGGCGGCCCCTACGAGGTCACCACGCCGTACACGACGGCCACCATCTTCGATGTCGACTACGCCCAGGGCGCGGACACGATGTTCCTCGCGCTGCAGAGCGTGGCGCCGCATCGGCTGCAGCGCTTCGCCGACACGCGCTGGGTGCTGGATGCGGCGCCTTTCGACCCGATGCCGTTCGACGAGATCGGCATGCGACAAGCTACCGTCGTCACGCTGGGATCAGCGGGACTGGGCGCCACGACTGCCACCGGCGCGGCCGCGGTATGGCTGGCATCTGACGTAGGGCGCGAGATCACTTACAGCGGCGGCGTCGCGACGATCACGGGGTTCACGTCCACCACAGTGGTGAATGTGAACGTGACGGTGCCCTTCGCCGGCACCACCCTGCCGGCATCGCAATGGGTGCTGCTCGGCTCGCCGCAGACCACCTGCACGCCGAGCGCGAAGGACCCGATCGGTGCGACGATCACCCTGACGCTGGCTGCCGACGGCTGGCGCAGCGCCGACGTCGGCAAGTTCGTGCAGATCAACGGCGGCCTGTGCAAGATCACCGTCTACACCTCGGCCCTGGTGGTCAGTGCGCGCATCGAGTCGGAACTGACAGCCACCGTCGCGGCCGAGGCTGATTCGTGGTCCCTGGAGTCATCGGTCTGGAACACGAACGACGGCTACCCGCGCACGATGTCGCTTCACCAGCAGCGCCTCGTGGCTGCGGGCTCGCCGAAGTACCCGCAGACGATCTGGGGTAGCCGCTCGGGCCTGTATCTCGACTTCACGAAGGGCACGCTCGACGACGACAGCTACAGCTTCGAACTGGGCAGCGACGAGATCAACCCGATCCAGTTCCTGAGCTCGAACCGGGACCTGATGGCGCTGACCTACGGCGGCGAGTGGACGCTGTCCGGCGGCATCGAGAAGCCAATCACACCGACCAACGTGCGAGCGCAGCCGCAGGCCAAGGCCGGCTCCACGGACGTTCGGCCAGAGCAGGTCGACGACGACCTCTACTACGTGCAGCGGGGTGTGTCGGCGCTGCGCACGCTCGGATACAGCGTCGAGCTCGGCGGCTACAAGAGCGAGGAGGCCGGCACGCTGTCGGAGCACCTGCCAAAGGGCGGCATCGGGGCGATCAGCTACGCGCAGAGCCCGGAGCGGGTGCTGTGGTCGCACAAGACAGACGGCTCCTACCTCGCACTCACGATCTCGCGCGAACAGACCATCCGAGCCTTTGCCTCCTGCAGCACCGACGGCGTGGTGGAGTCGATCGCCACCATCCCAGAGGGCGGCGAGGACAGGACCTATGCGGTGATCCGGCGCACCATCAATGGCACGCCCAGGCGCTACGTCGAGCGGATGAACTGGTCGGCGTACCAGGATTGCCGGCTCACGCTGTCGCCGGGCAGCGCCACGGTGACGAACCTCAATCACCTGGCCGGCAAGACCGTGAGCGCCGTTGCCGACGGTGTTGACCTGGGCGACTTTGTCGTGAGCGCCGGTGGGGAGATCACGCTTCCGCGTGCTGCTGCCACGGTGACGGTGGGCCTGCGGTTCACCCCGACGATCAAGCTGCTCCCGACAGAGTTCAGCACCGGCATGGGTGCGGCATCTGGCAAGCGGGTGCACAACGGCAAGACCATGGTGCTGTTCAGCGAGACCGTGGGCTGCAACGTCAACGGCCAGCCTCTGGCGTTCCGGGAGTTCGGCGAAGGCATCCTCGACCAGCCGGTGGATCCGTTCAGCGGGTGGAAGGACGTGTCCGACCTGGGATGGGACGTCGACGCTGGCGAGGTGGAGCTCACGCAGCCCCAGTCGTACCCCTGGTGCATCCTGTCTGTGGTGCGCCGCATGACTGCCAACCCAGGGTGACGCGATGCTGCGCGAAGCGACCCTCGATGACCTGGACCAGCTGCTCGCGATCGGCCGGCGCATGGCCGAGGAAAGCCCGCGATTCGGCCGACTGCAGTTCGACGCCGAGCGCCTGGCCGTGACGCTGCGCGCCGCGATCGAGTCGCCCTATGCCTTCACCTGGGTGTGCGCGCGCGGAGACCGGGTGGTCGGCTGCATGTTCGCGGTGCTGACGCCGCACTGGTTCAGCCCGGACTTGACCTCCTGCGACTTGGCGCTGTTCATGCTGCCGGAGCACCGTGGGACTCTTGCGCCGGCGCGGCTGCTCAATGCCTACGCGACCTGGGCGCGCGGCCGCGGCGCCAAGCACATCCTGTTCGGCGTGATGACGGGCGTGCATGTCGAGGAGACCGTTCGCCTGTGCGAGCGCCTGGGCTGGCGGCGCGCCGGCGTGGTGATGGAGATCTGACCCCATGTGCGTGAGCCTGCTCTCGATGGCGTCTATGGCTGGCACGGCTGGCACGGCCGGCGGCGCGCTGCAACTTGGCGGCCTGCTCCAGGCCGGGTCCGGCTTGCTGAATGCGGTCGGCGACTACAGCGCCGGCAAGGCGCGCTCCAAGATGAACGAGGCCGATGCACAGGCAGAGATCGCCGCCGGCCGGGCGCGCGCCGGACGCATCCGCGATGCGGGCGAGCGTGAGCTCAGCACCGCGCGGGCCCAGGCCAGCGCCTCGGGTGTGAAGCTCACGAGCGGCTCCGTGCTCGAGGTGGAGCGCGAGATCGTGCGCAACGTGGAGCAAGACGCCGGCTCGGCCATGCTGACGGCAGAACGGCGCGCCGACGCGCTGCGCCGCTCCAGCGCGTACTACAACGAGGCTGGCCGCAACTCGGCGATGGACAGCCTGTTCGGCGCCGCGACGAAGTGGGTCAGCACACGGCGACCGGGGCAGGGTGGCGGCAGCGGTTGGGAATCCATCCTCACCGGAACCCGCGGAACGGGAGACTGAACGTGGGACGAATCTCAGCCGGCGAAGACTTCGGTCAGCAGGTCGCGCAGCCCCGGCGGCTGAACGAGGTTGCGACGCCACGCGCCGCGTTCGGCTCCTTCGAGTCGGTCGCTCAGTTGGGGCGCCAGATGGAGGCCGAAGGTCTTCGGCGGGAACGCGAGGAAGAGCGCGAGGCACGCATCATCCGCGAGCGCGCCGACGCCGCGGTGGCGCAGTCGAAGCTGTACGGCATGCGCGACCAGCTCGGCGACTTGGTCAACGAGATCGACCAAGGCGTCAAGACAGGGCAGATCGACAAGCGCACCGCTGCCCAGCAGTGGCAGGAGCGCTCAACGAAGCTGCTCGAGGACGGATTGCCGGACGTGCCGGAGGCCCACCGCGACATCGCGCGGATCGACCTCACCGGCCTCTCGCAGCGCCTGACCAGCAAGGTCGGCGAATCCGTGCGGGCGCGTGACCAGCACGACACGCTGGCAGGCATCAACCAGACGCTCGAGTACACGCAGCGGCTGGCCACGACCGAGCCGGCGAAGGCCCGCGCGATCATGGCCGACGCGCTCGACCAGCTGGGCCCGTTCGCTGGCCTGGCGCCGGAGCAGATCGGCAAGGCCAAGCAGAACTGGATCGAGGGCACCGCTTACACCCGCGCCTTCACGCAAGTGCAGGCCGCGCGCTCCAACAACCGGGCGCTCGCGGACGTGGAGCGCGGCATCGGCCAGGACCAGGACCTTGACCCGCAGCGGCGCGCGGCGCTTATCGCCCAGATCGACGGCTACCGCGCGAACAACGAGGCCCGCGCCATCCGCGAAGCGCAGAAGGCCGAAATCCTGGCTGCGCGCCGGGAGCGCGAGTCCACGAGCGCCTTCACCGTGCTGTCCGGCTGGGCGCTGGCCGGCAAGGCTGCCAACCCGGATGCGAATTCGGCGCTGATCTCCAAACTGACCCCCGAGCACGCCGCGGCGTACAAGGCGATGGCCGCGGAGATTCCGGCACGCACCGCCGCCGCGATGCTGCCGCTGGATCAGCAGCAGGCGCAGCTGGACCGGCTGATGGCCATGCGCAACGCGCAGGGCACCAGCCAAGCGCTCGAGCAGGAGATCACCCGTCGCCAGCAGGTACTCAGCGAATCCCGCCGCGACTACGACAACGAGCCGCTGCGCGCGGGCGCTGAGCGCGGCGTCATCGCCGCCCTGGCCCCGCTCAAGATGGGCAGCCTCGACGAGTTGGCTGTAGGCCTGGGCGAGCGCGTGGATCAGGCTCAGACGGTTGCCACGCGTACGGGCCGTCCGGTGTCGCCTCTGCTGGGTGAGGAAGCCGGCCGTGTCGGCGACCTGCTCAACAGCTTGCCGCCGGCGCAGCGCTCGCAGCGCATCGCGCAGCTGGCCAGCGTGCTGCCCTCCGGCATGGCACAGGCGCTGGCCAAGCAGATCGACGGCAAGGACAAAGGGCTCGCGCTGGAGATTGCCGCCGGCACCACCAAGACCAATGCCGGGCGGTTCACCTCGGAATGGATCGCCCGCGGCCGGCAGGCCATCAAGGACAAGGCGATCAAGGAGGACAGCGCAGCGCAGACTGGTCTGCGCGCCACGATCGCTGCCGAGGTGGGCGACGCGCTCACCGGCAAGGCGCGCGAGGACGTGATCGAGGCGAGCCGGCTGATGGTGCTCGGGCTGCAGGCAGCCGGGCAGAACCCGAAGGCGCGCGACGTTGTCGGGATGGCTGTCGGCGGGGCCATCGTCGAGCACAACGGCCGGCGGATCCCGGTGCCAGCCGGGATCGCCGACGATGATGCGCTGAAGCAGCGCCTGCGCGCCATGCCTCCGGAGGCGGTGCTCGACCAGTTGCCGGACAACACGGTCTACCTGCCGGGCGGCAAGCCGATGCCGGCGCTGGACTTTATGGCCGGGCTGCCCGACGCGCCACTCGAGCCGATAGGCGAAGGCCGCTACGCCGTGCGATCGGCGGGCTCCTTGGTCATGAACGCCGAGGGGCGTCCCGTCGTGATCGAGCTTACCCGGGCTGGCGTATGGAAGTGGTGAGGCGCTGATGGGAATCCTCGACGTCCACGCAGACGAGCTGCTCCAGGCCAGCCGCGCGACGCCGTTCATCGCGCCGCCGCGGCCGACGCCCAAGTTCAGCGCCTGGGGAATCTCCACCGCAGTGCCGCGTGGAGCCGCCGCCGGGGCCGCCGAGACGACCGGTTTCTGGGCGGACATCGTCGGCGCCTTCGGACAGGTCATTGCGGCGACCGATCCACTCATCGAAGCAACCGCGCCGCGCGATGTCCGCGAGCGGCTGGCGCAGGGCCAGAAAGAGGCTGAGCAGCGCCTGCGCAACGAGGGCGTGGACTTCAGCAGCGAGGCCGGCGACCTGTTCCGAGGCGTCGGCCGCAGCTACCGGCCAGACCCGGCGACGGCGCACGCCGCCGAGGATGTGGTCTTCGGCTTCACGCGCTTCGCCAGCAAGGCGGTCGGCTATTCGGTGGCCGGCGGGCCGGTGGTGGGGGCGGCGCTCACTGGCGCCGACGAGGCGCTCCAGACTGCCGACGACCTCCGGCTGCAGGGCGTAGACCTCGCCACCAGAACGAAGGCCGGCGCGCTGGCCGGCGTCGCAGCCGGCGCGGGCGTGGTGCTCCCTGTGGCCGGCAAGACGCTGGCGCAGACGGCGGGCCTGGTAGCCCTGGGCGGGCCGCTGTCGTTCTCCGGACAGCAGGCGGCCACGCGCTACATCCTCGACAACGCCGGGTATGAGAAGCTCGCGAGCCAGTACGACCCTTTCGACCCAGTGGGCCTGGCGGTCTCCACCCTGGTCCCGGCCGGTTTCGGCGCATGGGGGCTGCGCGGTGCGCGCCGGCGTGCTGCAACGCAGGAGCCGATCGGCGAGACGAAACCGGGCCAGAGTGAGCCGAAACCGCCTGAGACCGCGCCGGAAGTGGCTGCACGTGAAACGATGGTGCGCGCCGAGCACGTCGACGCCGCGCGCGTTGCGCTGATCCGCGAAACGGTCGACTCGTGGAACCTTGCCCGGCCGGACGATGCGCGCGCCGCGGCTGCGCACCTCGAGGCGTTCGCACGGGCGCAAGACCAGCTCGCCGCCGGCCAGCGCGTCGCCGTCTCGGACATCGTCCCCGCCGAGCGCATCGCTGTGTCGCGCGCGTTGGACCAGATGATCACCGGCCTGCAGTCGGCGCGCGATGACTTCGTGGCCGCCGCCGCAGACCTTGCCGACCCCGGCGCAGTTCGCCTGATGCGAGAGGAACTGGCCAGCCTCGAGGGCCGCCGGCCAGATGTCTCTGACGCGGCCATTCGCGAGGCGGTCAAGCAGATCCAGGCCGCCGAGGGCGTCAGCTACAAGGCGGCGCTCTCGGAGGCGAAAAAGCAGGCCGCCGAGCAAGCCGCGGACTTCGGCGCCCGCATCTCGCGCATCGAGGACGCCATCGAGCGCAACGCGGAAGCACAGCGCGCGAGCCAGGAACTGCGGCAGCTGGACCGCCAGATCGAGGCGATGCAGGCCGAGCGGCAGCAGATCGACGCACCGAGCGGAGCAGCGGAGACCGACATCGCACTGGCGGCGCGCCAGCTGGTCGACCAAGTCGCCGAGGGCATCGAGACCTTGACCGGCCTGCCGGCGCGCGACGTGGCGCCTGAGATCGGCCGAGCCATGGGGCTGGAGCCGGAGGTTGCGCCGGCCGCCGCGGCGCACCCCAGCCCGGCCGAGCCTGCCGCGCCGGCGGCGCGCGGCGGGCAACCGGGGCACGGCGAGGTCGCATCGCTAGATGCGCGCCTGGCCGCCGTGGAGCAGCAGTTGCCCGAGCTGCAGGTCATGGTCGACGGGATGGAGCGGCCGGTGCCGCTGCGCGAGTTCCTGGAGCGGGTGAGGGCAGAGGCGGCGGAAGAAGCCGCCGACGCGCCGCTGTACCAGGTAGCGGCGCAATGCGCGTTGCTGAACGGGGTCTAGCCGATGCGCTCGACGACGTGCGCCACCAGCGCCAGGCCGCTGACCAGCACGAAGGCGGCGACCATGTACTTCCACCACGACCACCACGCGCGCAGCGAGTTGCGCACGTGTCCGGTCGCCCCGAGCAGGAACAGTGGCAGGACGAGTGAGATCAGTGCGATGGCGCCGATCGTCTTCAGGAGGGTGAGCAGGTGAATCCCCGTTGCATCCAGGCGCTGAATTCTGCGCGCACTGCCGCCGGCCGGCAACCGATGACCCCGGCGCAGATACGTGCGATCGACGATCGCATGCGCGCCACGATGCGACAGCTTGCTCGCACCGACCCGCAATGGCAGTCGCTGACACCGGACCTGCGCCTGCTGCGCGCTGCCCAGACTGCGGCCTCCGACATCGCTGCCGAGGCGACCCGCAAAGTGCAGAACGCCCAGACGCAGGCGCTGAAGACGGCCGAGACAGAGGTGCGGCTGCAGGACCAGCAGCAGCGTATGGGCTGGAGCCGCAGCAAGACCCTGGTCGACGACATGGACCAGGCCGACAAGGCGATCAACGCCATCCGCAGCGAGTACACCGGGCGACTCATGGACACCCTGGAGGCAGCAGACAGCGGGGAGGGCGCCGGACTCGGCCGCCGCGCGCTGATGCTCCTGTTCGACGCCCAGAACCCGGCAATGACCCGCGATCTGGCGGTGGAGATCTTTGCGCAGGGCAGAGCCGGCACCGGCAACACGCTGGCCGCCAAGGGCGCGAAGGCCTGGCTCGATACGATCGAGGCAATGCGCCAGCGCTTCAACGCCGCCGGCGGAGACGTCGGGAAGCTGGACTACGGCTACCTGCCGCAGCCGCACGACGAGGGCCGGATGCGCGTCGCCGGGCGTGACCGATGGGCGCAGGACACGCTGCCGCTGCTCGACCGCTCCCGCTACGTGCTCGACGACGGCAGCCGCATGAGCGACGCCGAGGTGCTCGACGTGCTGCGTGCCGTGCACGAGACGATCACCACCGACGGGATGAACAAGACCCAGCCGGGCCAGTCTCAGGGCGCCGGCGCGCGCGCGAACCGCGGCAGCGACAGCCGCGAGATCCACTTCAAGGACGGGCAGTCGTATCTGGCCTACGTCAACGAATACGGCGCTGGCTCGATGTACGACGCGATGGTCAACCACATCGGAGGCCTCGCGAAGGACATCGGCCTGGTGGAGCGCTACGGGCCGAATCCGAACGCGCAGATGAGGCTGCAGTTCGACCTGGCACGCCGCGCCGACGGCGGCACGGCCACGCGCGTCTTCGGCATGCGGCCGCAGGCGTACTGGGAGGTTCTCTCTGGCACGACTGGCACGCCGGCATCGCCGCGGATCGCGCAGATCGGTCAGCACGTGCGCAACATCGAGACCTTCGGAAAGCTGCAGGGCGCGGTGCTGTCGTCAATCACTGACCTCGGCACCTACTTTGTGACGACGGGCTTCAACAAGCTCGGGTACTGGGAGGCACTGTCGAACATCGGCAAGGCGTTCAACGGCGACACCCGCGACTTCCTGTCCATGCACGGGATGATCGCCGAGAGCATGAGCTCGAACCTGAACCGCTGGAGCGGCGAGCACATCCGCAATAACTGGTCCGGCCGCGTGGCCAACGCCACCATGCGCCTATCGCTCATGAACGCCTGGACCGACACCCTGCGCCACGGCTTCGCGCTCACGATGATGAATGGCTTGGCGCGGCAGACTCGCAAGGCCTGGGCGCAGCTGGACGAGTACGACCGCTTCCTGCTCCAGCGCAAGGGCATGACCGAGGATGACTGGCAGGTCCTGCAGCAGGTGCAGCTCGTGTCGCACCGAGGCCTGGACTTCCTGACGCCGGAGGCGATCAGCCAGACGGGAGACCCGCGCGCGCAGCAGGTGACGACCAAGGTGCTCAGCTACGTGTTGGACGAGTCGCAGTTCGCGATCATCAACCCGGATCTCGCCACGCGCGCCGCGGCGAGTTTCGGGGGCACGCAGGCTGGCACGGTTCGCGGTGAGGCTGCGCGCGCGGTGATGCAGTTCAAGTCCTTCCCGATCGCGATGATGTCGCGGCACTGGCGCCGGATGATCGAAACGCCGCAGGATCTGCAGGGCGCGCCGGTGATGGCAAACCGCCTGGCCTACGGTGGCGCGATGCTGGTGAGCCTCACCGCCCTTGGCGCCATCGCCTTCCAGACCAAGCAGATCGTCGGCGGCAAGGATCCGGTGGACATGACGACGGGCAAGTTCTGGCTTCGCGCGGCCGCGCAGGGCGGGGCGCTCGGCTTCTACGGCGACCTGCTGCTGGGCGACACGACATCCGATCTCACATCGAAGGATTCAATGTTCCGCCTGCTCGGGCCCGCAGCTGACAGCGGCGCTCAGCTGTGGGAGCTGACGAAGGGCAATCTCGACGAGTACCTCGCAGGCAAGGACGCGCACGCCGGCGCCGAGGCGATGCGCTTCGCGCGCGGGCACCTGCCGCTACTGAACCTCTGGTATGCGCGCTCAGCGATCGATCACATGGGGCTGCACGCGCTGCAGGAGTCACTCTCGCCTGGTTACCTCTCACGCATGCAGCAGCGCGCGCGCAAGGAGTGGGACCAGGACTACTGGTGGCGCCCGGGTGACGGCCCCCCAGACCGCGCCCCATCGTTCTCTGAAATCGCAGGAGGCTGATTCATGCGTCAGGACCAATACGAGAAGCTGCAGGCGCTCGAGGAGAAGCTGCTCGACGTGTTCCTGGAAGAGGCCGAGCCGGAGCACTGGCCTGGCAACGGGATCAAGCTTGGCGCGATGGATGCGAAAACGCGCGGCGACCTGTACTGGGTGCGCAAGACAGCGGCATCAGCTGCCGTTCTGCGCGGCAAGGTGCTGCAGATGATCGACATGCAGCACGGCGCCGGTACCACGCCGCATGGGCCAGAGCCGACGGGCGAAGCGGACTCGGAGCAAAGCCAGCTCGACAGCGAGATCTCGAGCGCCGAGAAGGAGGCGCAGCGCCTGATCAACGAGCTGCAGCGCGGCACCAGCAAGGCGAAACGCGAGTTCGACAAGCGGGTTCATGGCAAGTCGTGACGTCGACTTCGTGACCTTCTTCATCGTCTGGGCCCGCATTCAGGGCTGGACGGTGCCGCTGCTGCATGTGCGGATCTGCGTATGGCTCGACACTTGCCTGGAGCCCGAGCGCGTCCTTATGGTGTTCCGCGGCGCGGCGAAGTCGACCATCTACGCCGTTTTCAAGGCGTACAGGCTGTACAAGGACCGCACCCACCGCTCGCTGGTGTGGTCAGCCGACGGGCCCACCGCCGGGATGCTCACTGCGGACGTGATCAACGTTCTGCGCAACCACCCGCTCACGCGTGGCATGCTGCCGCCGCGGCCAGGCGCGAAGCGTTTCTGGGTGACCGGCGCGCGCGATGCGCGAAACGCCAGCATGCGCGCTGTCGGCGTGAACACCAATGCCACAGGTGCTCGAGCCGATGCCGTCGACTTCGACGACATCGAGGTGCCCGGCAACATCGAGACGCCGGAAGCTCGCCTGAAGCTGCGCCAGCGCATCAGCGAGTCAACGCACATCGCTGTGCCGGGCGCGCAGCACACATACATCGGCACGCCGCACGCCCACGACTCCATCTACCCAGAGCGCATCGCCGCAGGAGCCGCCGTGCTGAAGATCCCGCTGTTCGAGCACACGGTTCGCTTTCGCGACACCGACAAGCGCACGCGCTACCCGTTCGGGTTCCCTGTCGGCTGCGACGGGCTGTGCGTCATGGCCGGCATCCACACCGGCGCACGCCTGCTCGTCGATGGCATCGACTATCGGGTGGAGGGGTCGGAGGTGGTGTTCGCGCGGCCGCCTGGCGTCGTGCTCGACATCTGCGCCGGCTGCGCCTGGCCGGAGCGCTTCACCCGCGCCGAGATCGAGCTGCGCCGCAAGAACACCCGCACGCTCAACGCCTGGGACTCGCAGTATCAGCTCGATGCCAAGCCGCTCACCGAGACCCGACTCGACCCCGAGAAGATTCCCCTGTACGACGTCGAGCCGCATTTCGACCACGCCAACAAGGTACTGCGGTTCTGGCTGGGTCAGGCCCGCATCGTTGGCGCCACGCTGCGCTGGGACCCCTCGGCCGCCAAGCTCAAGAGCGACGCCTCCGCGCTCGCGCTGATGTTCCAGGATGAGCAGGGCCGGCGCTACTGGCACCGCGCGATCGCTCTGACCGGAGAGGTGGCCGAGCTCAACGAGCGCGCCGACAAGGTTACCGGCGGGCAGGTCTTCGAGATCTGCGACGTGGTCGAGAAGTTCGGCATCCGGCGGATCACAGTCGAGACCAACGGGGTCGGCGCCTTCGCACCGATGGTCCTGCGCATGGCGCTCAAGCAGCGCAACCTGCAGTGCGCCGTCATCGAAGTCCACGCCGAGCAGAACAAGAACAAGCGGATCCTGGAGGCCTTCGAGCCGCTCATCTCATCGCGCATGGTCTGGGCGCACGTCTCGGTGGCTGACGGCCCGGCGTTCGAGCAGATGAAGGACTGGAAGCCCGAGCTGCGCGACCAGGCCGACGATCACCTGGACGCCGCCAGCGGGGCAGCGGTCGATCAGCCGGAGCGCGTCGGCATCGAAACGATGCGGAACCGCATCACCACCCCCCGGGACGATTGGCGACCAGGGGCCGGCGTGTTCGAGGCCGAACTGGAGCTGTAAGGCACCGGTGCCCCCTAACCAGGGCACCAAATGACCATCGGCAGCGGAACCCCGTACGACGTCCACACCGGCAACGGTGTGACGACGGTCTTCGCGTACGGATTCACTGTTCTTGCCGCGACCGACCTGGTTGCCACCGTCAACGGCGTCACGACCAGCGTCACGGTCAACAACGTCGGCACCCCCGCAGGTGGCACCGTCGAGTTCAGCGTTGCGCCAGCGAGCGGTGCGCAGATCATCCTGGAGCGTGTGCTGACGCTAACGCGCCTAGTCGAGTACCAGACGAACGGCGACCTGCTAGCGGCCACCATCAACGCCGACATGGATCGTATGCTGATGCTGATCCAGGGCGTCAACGCGGACACAGCGCGCTCCATTCGCGCACCGTTCCCAGAGACGATGGCTGACTTGCCGCCGGAGGCGGATCGGGCTAACCACACCCTCGGGTTCGACTCGGACGGCAACCCAACTGTGCTCACGCCAATCGCCGGCACTGCCTCCGCTGTGCTCACCGACCTTGCGAACGCGGCCAGCGCTTCGCTGGGCGCCGGCCTCGTCAAGTCGAAGTACGACCTGATCTACCCGGTGAAGTCGCTGGGCCTGGCGAGCTACGGCCGGCCGCCGTCGACTTGGGCGATGACCGATGCCGAGGTGGCCGACGTGCTGTCCAACACCGGCAGCATGGACGTCGTCGCGGCGCTGAACACCATCATCGACACGGGCTATGAAATCGACTTCACGCCCGGCACGTACGGCATCAGCGTGCCGCTCACTCCGGCGACGCAACAGACCCTGAGGGGCCGCAAGCGCGAGAAGGCCATCATCAAGGCGCTGGCCGGCTTCGCCGGCTCGGCCATGGTCAGCTACCCGAGCGGCGCCTACTCGGGCGTGACGATCGAGAACCTGAAGCTCAACGCCAACAGCATCGCCGCGCGCTGCCTGGAGATGATCGGCGTATCGCAGGGGGCGGTCGATCAGATCATCCTTCGCGACGTCGCGATGTCTCTGGCGACGGCTCGCCCGTTCCACCTGGAAAACCTGACCTACTGGGAACTCGACCACGTCATCACCAACAGCGGCACCGACGGCGCTTTCCTGAAGTCGTGCTTCACCGGATCATCGAAGAACTGTGTCCACTACCACGGCGCGCGCGCGGCGCTCATCCTGGAGAACTGCTCGGACAACGCGCTGTCGCACTTCGTCTGCTTCAACAACCCCGGCACGCCGAGCACGAGCCTGCTCGAGGTCGACGGTGGCCACGGCAACGTCTTCAGGGACTACACGCTCGAGCCGCAGGGTGCCGCGAACGTGACGCAGGAGCTGCTGATCAACGACACGGTGAGCGGCAACTGCACCGGCCACGAGTTCATCAGCGGCCAGCACATCGGCTTGGCGAACACGAAGACCCGGTCCGCCGTGGTCGGCGCATCCGGCACCGTCTACCAATTGCGATTCGAGAACACGCGCATCATCAAGCCGACCGGCAACGAGTCGGTTCTGCTGACCGCGCAGGCCGAAGCCCAGTTCGTGAACTGCCGCGACCTGGCCGCCTACGACACGCCGACGTTCAGCGCGCTGACGATCCTGAACAATTCCGGCAACCCGTATCGCACGGAGAACCTGCCGGGTCAGTTCAGCGCGCTGTCCACCGAAGGTGGCCTGACGTTCCCCGCGACCCAGGTGCCGTCGGGCGACGCCAACACGCTGGACGACTACCAGGAGAACCTGGCGACGCCACTGGACGCGATGACGATCACGGGCAGCACCGGCGATCCGACGACGCTCGCGGCAGTGGGTGGGTTCCAGGCGCAGGCCATCAAAGTCGGCCGCCTGTTCCATCTCAAGCACAACTTCGGCGCGATCACGTGGGCCGCGCCGGGCTCGGGCACCTTCCGCATCAACCTGCCGTTCTCAGTCAACGGCATGGCCAAGATTCAGGGAACGCTGTTCGCAACTGCCGTCGTCGGTGAAGTCAACGGAACGGTGCTGACCCTGTATGCCGCCGGCTCAGCGACGGCGCTCACCTGGGCGGCTGTTACCGGCAGCGGCTCGTCGCTGATCATCGACGTGACCGGCCACACGACCGCGTGATGCCAGCTCGGGAGCAAGCCGTGAGCAATCCAGAGAAGCCGCTGACCGAGGCCGACATCGAGCGCATCGCCGAGAAGGCCGCGGAGCGCGCGCTCGAGAAGGTCTACAGCCAGGTCGGCAAGTCGATCGTGACCAAGGTGCTGTGGATCGTCGGGGCCCTCGGCCTCGGGTTCGCGGCGGCGAAAGGATGGTGGAAGCCATGAGTCTCCTGAGCAACGTCGGCAAGGGCTGGCGCACCGTCATCTTCAATGCAGTGCTCGGCGCCATCACCGTCACCGACTGGCTGCTCGGCGGCGAGCTCCTCAAGCAAGTCTTCTCCGACCCGGCCGACGCCGGGATCGCGATCACCGTGGTCACCGCGATCAACCTGGTACTGCGCCGGATGACCACGACGGCTCTGGGAAGCAAGGAATGAAGCGAAACATCTTCCTCATGGCCGCCGCGGCGCTGCTCGCCGGCTGCGCCGACTTCCGCCTCGGTGCGGTCTGCTACCTCCCGGCCAACCACGCCGGGAACTGCCAAGTCATCCCGCCGACCACCATCAAGGTGGAGCCACCAGCGCCAGCGGCGTCCGGGGCCTCGGTGTGATTCTCGACGAGCCAGTCACCCGCAACTTCGCGCTGTCGGAGTTTGTCGTCAGCCACACGGCGGCGCGCCTGGGCATCGACAACAGCCCACCGGCAAAGGTGCTGGCGACCCTGCGCCACGTGCTGATCCCAGCCATGCAGGATGTGCGCGACCTGCTCGGCATGCCGGTCGTCATCAAGAGCGGCTACCGCTCGCCGCAGTTGAACGCCGCGGTGCGCGGCGCCCAAGGCAGTGATCACGTCACCGGGCACGCCGCAGACTTCGTGGCGCCCGGCTACGGCACGCCGCGCGAAGTGTGTGCAGTGCTGCTTGGGCACGCCGGGATCCTGAAATGGGACCAGCTCATTTGGGAGGGTGGCTGGGTGCACATCAGCTTCTCGCCGCGCCGGCGCAACGAGGTGCTGACGGCGCACTTCACACCGAGCGGAGTGACGTACACGCAGGGGTTGGCGTGATCACCGACCGCCTCACCGCCGAAGAGCGAGCTGCAGTCGCCATCGCACTGGACAAGACCTTCGCGCAGACCGATGAGGAACGCCTCGTCGCCGAGGTTGCCATCTGGCGGGCCATGCACATCGACAGCAACAAGCTGCAGCTGCTCGCGCACGTCGGCGTGAAGGCGATCCACGATGAGCGCGCAAGGCAGCAGCGCCTCAGGGCCGTCCGGGCCAAGGCGACGCCGCAGCCAGGGGTGTAGGCGCCGTGATGGACGTCATCGCCGTGCTGCTGGTCGTCGTCGGCGTGGCGATCGGCTGGTGTCTGCGCGGCTGCCACGAAGACGAGAAGGCCGCGGCGAGGGCTGAAGCAGCGGCGCAGCGGGCCGTTCAGCAGCCGGTCAAGGGCAAGGTACCGGCCGCGCAGGTTCAGTCGCGCTGAGGCCGCGTGTTGCTCGGCATTTCGTCGCCCGGCTCGGGAAGGTTGCGCACCTCCAGCGTCCGCAGGTCCGGCTCGGCGCCGGGGAAGCGCTCCGCGGCCTGTTCGCGCGTCATCCGGTAGGTCGTCAGCCGCAGCTTGCCGGGCCGGCGCTCGTCCGGCACCCACCACTTGAAGAATTCGGTCGGCTTCACCGCACGTCCGTCGGGGCGCTGAAGTCCAGCTGCCCTGTGCGGTTGTAGGGCGGGTGGATCCGGTCGACGTTCGCTTGAAACTCCGCCGGCGTCCTCGACAGCTTCAGGATCGCCACAATGGAGGCAAGGTGCTCGCGCAGCTTCGGGTGGCCGATCTCCTGGCTCAGCCACTGGTGAAGCCGTGAGCGACGCTCGTGCTTGGAGGCCAGCTTCTTCAGTTCGGGCAGCAGCTCTGGAGCCAGGCGGTTGTAGACCACATCGTTGGTGATGTTCCCAAGAAAGCCGGGCCGCCAAGACTTGTTGCCCGGGGGCGGGTAGGGAAGGTTGTAGAGCCGGAAGAGCTCCTCGTAGTAGTCGTTCGGGAAGGTCTTCATGTACGGCTGGAGCTCCTTGGCGACGAAGGCCTCCAGAATCTTGGCGAGCGCGTCTTTCTCGCGATCGCGCTGGTAGCCGGTTGCCTCGTCGATGAGCGCGATGATCCCCACCCGAGCGAACCCGCGAACCAGCACTTCCGCCTTCTGTGCGATGTGTTCCTGGAGGTGGGTCAGAAACCCGTTCGCTCGAGCGGCCAAGATCGCATCGCAGAGATCCGCCAGGATGGTGGCCTCGTAGCCGATCCATGCTGCGTTGGCGTTGGGGGCGCGAAAGCGTATCGGGCTCGCGAGTTGCGTGGCCAGCATCGCGCATCGCAGCGCGAAGTCATGGTCACCGGCAGTGCCTGCCCGCTCGGCGAGGCCATTCATGAACAGCGCCAACCGTTGCTCGCCGGCCCGGATTGCGCCGCTGGCCGACATGCCGATGCCCGTCTGCAGGCCTGCGCGCGTCAGCACACGGCGGCCGTCCTCAAGCACGTAGCAGGGGATCGCGACATCACCGATCTTCAGCGGGTGGTCTTCCGAACCGTGCGTTGCCTTTGGCAGGGCTGCGATCTCCTTCTTCGCTGCCGCCGCTTTCTTGGCGATCTCCCGGCGTTGCTCCGCGGTCAGTTTCAGGGCTCGAGCGGCGCCGCCACGGGCGCGTCCAACGACTTTGGTGGGTTCCGGCACGATGCTGGTGCGGTAGTTGAGGAACCGCAAATATACATGCATCGAACCGCGATGCAAGAAGAACCACGCATTCTGCTTGCATTTTCCGCTTGATTTCGGGGTGCTGCTGGCTACCGTCAGAGCGCCCGCTCGGTGTCAACCGTGCCGTCCGGTCGCAGGAGCTTCGCCCGGTCACCGGCGCGCGTGCGCGTGAGGCGATACCAGCGATCCCGGGCGAGCGCCTCGGACGCGAATGGCGGGACGATGTCGTGCCCGTCCGGGCCGACGATGCGCCACTTGCCGGGCGCAGCGGGTGGCTCGGGCTTCGTGGCCTTGGGCTTGGCGGGACTCACTGCAGCGCATCTCCCGTGTCCATGCCCACATTATCGACAAGCGGCGAGCCTCAGCCTCTCCACTGCCTGCTGAAGCGCGTGCGCCGTGACGTCGCGCGCGATGAGCCCGTGCAGGTTGGCGTCCGGGTGTATACCGTCCGGTAGGTACACCGTCCAGCCAGGCAGGCCGAGCACGTAGGCCTGCACGTCCGCCAGCTGCGCGCCAGTCTCGGCCGCAACCTCGCGCATTGCTGCGGCACGCGGGGCGCTGTCGTAGACCGCGGCCGTGGTCGGGCTCGGCGTCTGGAGGATCACGGCGGCCGGCGCGCTGGCCAGCGTGCGCAGGTTCGCCCGGTAGCGCTCGATCGTCACGCCCAGGGGCGCGTAGGCGTCATTGATGCCGTGGTTCACCAGCACCACGTCGGCTACCACTGAGCCGGGCCATGGAGCGTTCAGTCCGTCCGTGCCGGTGACGAGCTGCTCGGAGGTGGTGCCGCCTACCGCGCGGTTGTCGACCAGCACCGCGCCGGCGCCGAAGCGGCGATCGAGCTCGGCCTGCAGGTAGGGTGCGTGCGCGCGGTTGACGCTGTCGCCGAAGACTTGGACGCGGACTACGCGCGGGGTGCAGGTTGGGGGCTGGACCTGGGTGTCGCCGCCGCCTCCGCAGGCCGCCAAAGCCGTGGGGAAGAAAATGGCCAACAAGGCGCGTTTGACGCACTTTCCGCGTTCAGCGCGTGGTTTCTCCGCCCTCTGTGCACACTGTGCGCCGTGTGCACCGCCCCGATTGCAAATCCGTGTAGGTCGGTTCGACTCCGGCCCGCGCCTCCACCTCTCAAACGCCCCCTCTGCGGGGCGTTTTTCTTGGGGGGCCAATGGGGAAGTTTTTGGCAAAGTGCTCATGCTTTCCTCGCTCCGATTGAGTTGATGGCCGCCTCCAGCGCGTCGTCATGCAGGTGGGCGTAGCGGCCCGTGCTGGCGGGGCTGCGGTGCCGCAGTACCTTGCCCACCACTGCCAGGCTGTGACCTTGGCTCAGCAGGTCCGAGGCCGTCGAGTGACGCAAGTCGTGGAAGTGCAGATGCTCCATCCCGGCACGCGCTCGAGCGGCGCGGAAGTGGTAGCCAACGATGAAGCGGGTCGGCCACTCGTAGTCCACGAGGCAGCGGATCTTGCGGTGCACCGGCATACGCACCGGGTCGCCGTTCTTCGAGTCCGGCAGCACGAAGCGGCCATCCTCCACTGTGGCGGCCAGAATCTCCCCCAGCCGCATGCCGCTGTAGAACGCGATGCGGATCAGCGCGCGGGTCTCCCAGTGGTCGCAGGCGCGCGCGAGCGCCAGCATCTCGCCGCGGGTCACGTACACCTGCCGCTCGTTGCTCACCTCCGGAACGACGACGCGGGCCCCGGGGTCGTGCTCGGTCATCTTGTGGCGCTTCCAGGCGTAGCGGCACGCGGCGCGCAGGTAGGAGATGCGGTTCTTGATCGTGGCCGGCGCCAGCGCGCCGTCCTGGTCCTCGAAGTACTCGGCGCAGATGTCGGGGAGTTCGTCGATAGCCCGCCCGGTGTACCAGTCGAGCATGCCGTCGAGCTCCTGCTTGATGTTCGCGCCCGACTTGAGGTTGGGGACGCGCTCCTTCAGGTAACGAGCGACAGCTTCGTCAACGGTGCGCCGAGGCTTGGCGATTCCCGTCGCGAGCGCGTACAGGGCCGCGCCTTCCTTGCGGTCGAAGGCGTCGGCTTCGGTGCGGGTCCACCCGGCCGGGAGAAGCTGGCGCCTCCGAATGCGTTGCCCGTTGATGCGGCGATCGAAGTCGAAGCACCAGCAACCGGTGCGCTTGTCGCGGTAGATCGACATGATGCGAGGTAGGTCTCCACGTCCTCGGGTTTGAAGCGCACGGCGCGGCCATGCCGGAAGCAGGCGAGCCGGCCCGCGGCGGCAAGATCGTACACGGCCCGTTTGGACAGCCCGAGCTGGGCGGCGACGGCGGCAGCGGTGAGCATCACTCGACCTCGAACCGGTTGCGCTTCCGGCTGTTCTCGCTGCCGGTGAGGACCTGCAGGTTCTCGGCGACGTGCAGGCCGCTCACCAGCTCGCCCTGCAGCGGGTAGCGGTGGTCGACGTGGTGCTCGATGCCGGTCGAGACAGTCAGCTCACGAGCGCGCGCATAGATCGCCTGGATGGCTTCCATGTTCGCCCAGGGCGGCGTGCGCCGCAGCCGCGCAGCGCGGCGCTTCGCTGCGTGGTGGCGCACGATGGCGGCATGTTCTTCAGCGCGCCGGCGGGCGATCTCGCGCCGCTCGGCGGCGTTGGGCTTGCGCGGCTTCGGAAGAGGCTCTGCGTTGGCGCGCCATTCGGCTTGGCGGCGTCCGAGCGGCGTTTCCTCCCAAGGAATCGCAGCCGGCGGAGTGACGGCCTGGGCCTGCTTGGTGGGGGTCGGGGCAGCAGGTTGGCGCGCCGCTTCGACCGCTTCGAAGTGCGCCCGGTAGAGCACCACCGGGCCACCGCGCGGGCGGCATGCCCGCGTGAAACCCTGCTTGTGCAACTCGCGCAACTGGGCGGCAGGCTGCGTGAGGCCGTTGGTGAGCTCCTGCAGCTCGGCGTCGGACAGTGTCAGGGACACGCCGCCTCCCTCCAGGGCAGCAACGGGCAGCGCTCCGCAGGCGCGCGCTCCTGTGGCCGGCCTACACTTCCACGAGGAGGGACGGCAATGGCGGATTTCAGGGACTTCGATGATGTCGCGGCGTGGGTTCGCGAGCAGCCAGGCGACCCGGTCGCAGTGCTCGACCAAGCGATTGGAACGGATCGCTTCTCGGGTCGGAATCGAACCCTGGCGGTGAGGTACCGCGACAAGCTCATGGAGGAGGTGATACAGGCAGAGGGCGAGCGGCGGGAACGCCTTGCTGCGGTAGAGCGGGAACTGCGCGCGCGCGAAGTGACGTGCGCCGAGATGTCCGCCCAGGCGGCAGTCGACTCCGCGAACCACGCTGCTGCGTCGGCACGATGGGCGAAGTGGGCGCTGCTCGTCTCCGGGGTTGCTCTGCTTGTGTCCGTCGGGCCGCAAATTGGCAGACTGATCAAGGCGCTGTAGCGTCGCATCACCGCACCTCCGGGAACCCGTCGTGCTGCACGCCGTCGAGCAGGCGGCCTGCGGCCTTCTTGCCGACGCGCTCGATGCGATAGCGCATGCGTCCGCCGTTGACGCTCACAGCCGAATAGCGATCAGGCGCGCCGGGCGCCTCGATGCGGCAGAGGTTGCCCGGGAGTCGCGTCGCCTCCGGGTGAATTGGCTCCCGCGATGTCTCGGCCCACTCGCCCCACTGCTTGAACATGAACGGCACGCCGGCCGCGGCGCACTGGTCGCGCAGCGAGCGGAACCAGTCGGGGTGGGCCGGCCGCGCCTTCGGGCCGCTCTCGCCGCCGGCGATGATCCAGTCGATGGTCGCGCCGCGCCGCACGAGCTCAAGCCCGCCGGCGAGCGCTTGCCCCAGGTCCACCGGACCGAGCATCGGCTCGATCGACAGGAACCGAACGCGCGCCGGCACCGCCAGCAACTTCGGGATGTCGCGGTCGGCTTCCTCCTGGTTCACCACCGTGGCGCCGATCCAGACGTTGGGCACAAGGTCGCCACCCATGTAGCGCGGTAGCATGGCCGCCGCATTGCCGATCCGCTTCGTCAGCAGCAGCCAGTCGAGGTGAGGGGTTGCCGCGATCAGTTCGTACAGGTCTGCGCGCCAGTAGTCAGGCACCGCGTTGTCGAACACGTCGGCCAGCGAGGCGCAGAACACCCGGAAGCGCCGGCCCTCGCGCTCGGCCTGCGCGTTCCACTTCGGCGGCAAACGCCAGTTCGCATCGGTCGTGCGTCGCCGCGGCTCGCCGACGCCCCAGCGCACGGTGCCGCTGCGCTTCGCCCATGCCTCGGCGTAGCAGCCGTCGCAGCCTGGCGACACCTTCGTGCACCCCGTCCAGGGGTTGAACGTGTGGTCGGTCCACTCGATTTTCGTGTTCTCAGCCATCACACCCTCTCCAGATTCATTGCCCACCCCGTCCCGCCGCCGACGAACCACACATCACCCTTCCGCCCCGAGCCGGTGACGTGGCTCACGGTGTAGACCTTCCGGTCCATGTACGGGGGCTTGAATCGAACGCGGTCGCCGGGTTCGAACGTTGGCGGGCCGAGCGGCTTGAACGGCTCGTGGCTGCCGGGCATGTGGTCGCGCGTCATACTGGGAGCTCCAACGGAGGAGGTGCAAATGGATGCAGCAGTGGCAGCTCTGATCGGTGCCGCGATCGGGACACTGGGGTCGCTCGGCAGCACGTGGGTGCAGCAGAGGCATCAGAGCCGACGGGAGCGGCTGAAGGTCGCCGCCGATCTCGGCCTTGCCGACTACAAGGAGACGCTTGAGCTCGCGAAGGCCCAACCAGGCAGTTCAGCCGTGCCTCCGATGTCATGCTTCGTGGCCTACCACGCCGACATCCTGAACGCGCTAGCCGATGGGGGGCTGGACACGGAAAGGCTGGCAGCCATTGATGCCAAGCAGATGGAAGTGCTGCGAGCGACGGCGGAGCGCAGAGGCCGCTGACCTCCACTGCCATCACCAAGCAGCCGGGCCCTCCGCCAAGCAGCAGCACCGCGACGGCGAGCACCGCCAGCGCGGCGAGGGTGACGACGGCGTCGCGCAGGGCGTTCATACTGGCGCCCTCATAGTTCCGGTCGAAGGAGCCATCATGGACACGCACCGTATCGAAGTGAGCCGCGTGAAGGTTGGGTATCCGCAGGGTGGAGACCAGATCGAACTCCAGGTCGATGCGCGTGTGGAGCGCACTGCCACAGAAGTTGGCAAGACGCCGACGTCCTGGTTGACGATGACGAAGGCGCAGGCCGCGGTGCTGCATTCGCTGCTCGGAGACCTGCTGGGACGGTAGGTGGCGATCATTGCTGCGGCCCCTTTGGCAGCTCGGCCCAGTGCGTGACGTCGTAGACCGGCATGGCGGTCACGTCTCGCCAGACTGGCTTGCCGGCCTCGTCAGTTCCGTCGAGGAACCCATCGAAGACGCCGGTCTCCGCGCCCGAGCACAGCACGGTCAGCTCAGCGTCGGGCAGCTGCTCGGCGGCAGGGATCCAGGTGATGGTCTCGGTGCTCATGCGGCCCTCCGCTGCTCGAGCTCGACAAAGTTCGCCCGGACGATGGCCGCGGCCACCGGCGGGCACACGCTGTTTCCGCACATGCGAACCTGTGCCGCCTTCGACAGCACGCGGCCGTCGGCGCCGCGGTCGATGGCATAGGTGTCGGGGAAGCCCTGCGCACGGTACAGCTCGCGCGGTTGCAGCATGCGCATGCCGATGTCGGCGATGAAGTACTCCTCGCCGTGCACGGTCACGAGGCCGAAGCGGTCCTTCGTCGTGACGGTGTGCAGCGGCTCGTCCAGGCGCGGGTCTTGGTCGGTGCCGTAGTACTTCACGAGCAGCGCGCGGACCTCGGCGTGGTGGAAGCCCTGGGCACTCACCGTGTGCAGGGGCTCATTCGCCGCAGCACCGATGTTCGTGCCGCGCAGCTTTGCCAGATGCGACGTCACGAGGTGATGGTGGTCCTGCGTGGTCACCGTGCTGCACGGCAGGGCCAGAGGCCAGCCTGGCGACTCCTTGCCGCCAAAGTGCTTCGCGAGGAACGCGGCGACCAGCGCGTGCTTCTGGCCGTCGACGCAGGTGCCGAGGGGCTTGTCGAGCCCGGGTGCGCGCGGCGCCTGGCCTGGCCGCTCCCCGTAGCCGGTCTGGATCAGTGTCGGCGCGGCCAGCGCGAGCTCGCCTCGCTTCGCTGTGGTGATCGTGCGCAGCGGCTCGTCGATCGGATGGACATTGCCGTTCTGGTTGTGCGTCACCGGCACGATGAACGGCTTCGCTGCATCGATGACAAAGCGCTTCAGCCCGTGGGCGATGCGCCGGAGCGTCGCCTCGACCAGCGGCCTGTCACGCTCGAAGATGCTGGGACACGGGATCGACCAGTCGATGCACTCTGCGGCCGTGCGGTACGGCTTGCGGCCGGGCCCGTGCGTCGGCTCGGGCCAGACGATCGGCATGCCGTCGCGACGCGCGGTCAGGAACAGGCGCTTGCGGATCGTCGGCGCGCCGAAGTCGCACGCGCGCAGCTCGCGGTGCTCGACCTTGTAGCCCAGGCGCTCGAGCGCGCGCTTCCAGGTCCTAAACGTGCGGCCCTTGCGATCAGGGCAGACACGGCCGTTGGGCAGCACCGGGCCCCACGTCTGGAACTCCTCCACGTTCTCGAGATGGATCACGCGCGGGCGCGCCAGCTTGGCCCACTTCACGACGACCCAGGCCAAGCCGCGGATCTTCTTCGATACCGGCTTCCCGCCCTTCGCCTTGCTGAAGTGCTTGCAGTCCGGCGAGGCCCACAGCAGGCCGACCGGGCGGCCCTCGGTCACCGCGACAGGGTCGACCTCGAAGACGTCGGACACGAAGTGCTGCGTCTGCGGGTGGTTCGCCTGGTGCAGGCTCACCGCCTCGTGGTCGTGGTTGACCGCGATGTCGACGTGCCGGCCGATGGCCTGCTCGATGCCGAGCGACGCGCCGCCGCCGCCGGCGAACAGATCGACGACGAGCTCGTGCGCGAGCGGGAGGATGAGCTGGCGAGCGGTCATGGCTCAGTGCCTCGTCGACTCGGGCTCGGGATGCGCCACCACGCCGACGTCCTGCAGCTGCACGACCTGGCCGGCGGCGACCATGGCGCGGATCGCGGCGAGCGCCTGGCAGGCGTGGCACGTGCACGGCTGGGTGCGGCGGCGCCACTGGGCCACGCGCGTGCGCATGGTGGCGCGCTGCTGGTCTTCCTGGCGCAGGCGGCGGGTGGTGTTCGCGCTCATGCCGGCCTCCACTGCACCCACGCCCCGCGCGCATAGACCGCCGTGTAGGCCACCGTGAGCCCCAGGATCCCCCAGCCGTCGGCCTGCCATGCGAAGTGCATCCAGAACGGCTGCCCGCACAGGCCAAGGACCGGCGCCCACTTGCGGCCAGGCTGCCAGTTGCCCATGGCGAGCCATAGGGCGCTGAGGCCGAACACGGCGATTGCGAGTTGGGTCATGCGATGACTCCGACGCCGCGATAGCCGACGAGGATCGACGGCGGCAGCGGAAACGTGCCGTCGACCTTTCGCCACAGGTGCAGGCAGAACGGGTGGTTGTTGACGTACTGCGACTCGGGCGGGTGGAACTGCACGACGCAGTCGCTGGCGTCCCAGAACAAGCCCTTGACGTGGGACATCTCTTCCCACGTCGGGCACCGGTGCGGGAGCGACACGCTGACGTGCTCCCACCCAGCCAGGGTCGGGTCTTCGTCGGGCACGACCAAGCCATCGCTCGCGATGATCTTCAGCGGCGGACCCCTGCGGTCGTGCGGGTTCGGAGCGAAGAACGCGCCGTTGTTGCCGATGCTGGCGTCGGTTCCGAATGGTCCGGTGCGCACGCGGTAGCGCTCGGGGACGTGGAAGCTCATGCGTAGTCCTGGTCGAACACGATCGCGACGTCGCCGCAGACCGGGTGCGTCGTGCCAGGTCGGCAATTCGCGTGATAGAGGGCAGTGGCCTTCGGGTTCACAGGCTTGCCGTCGATCATCCCGGTGTCATCGACGAACATCACCTGCCGCGGCGCGCCGAGGTGTCGCAGGTTGACGGTGTCGAGTCCGTTCGCGCCGATCAGCTTGTTGATCTGCGCGATGGTCTGCGGTGTGTCGAGCGGCTCCTCGGTGCCGTCGACGCGGATGACGCGGCGGCTCACTGAAGCGCCTCCTTCGCGCCTTCCTCCAGCGCCTTGCGGGTGCGCTCGCGGCCGCGCGCCGTCCGCGTGCCCGGCCGGCTCGTCTCGATCGTCACGCCCTGCGGCGGCGCTTCGTTGGGCGCGTCCTTCGGGGACGGCCACTTCTCGGCGGAGCCGGTAACGTCGAGTCCGCCCTCGTCGTCATCGCCTTCTTCGGGGCCTTCGCCCTGCAGTTGTTCCTCCTCGCCCTGGTGGTCCTCGCCGGCGGCGAAGAGGTCCGTGGCATCGGGCGGCAGGTCCGTCGCCGAGCTGCTCGCGTCGATCGCGTCGGGCTGCTTCTTCGGCGCGGTCAGCGTGATCCAAATCGACTGGCCGTTGTGCATCGCCAGCTTGCCCAGCTTGTCAGCGTCGACGTCGCTGGTGCCGGCGCGGAACCTGAGCACGATGCTCCCGCCCTGCTTGGCATCGACCTTGAACTTGTCGACCTTCACCCCGCCGAAGACCATCGGCTCCGTCTCGTCGATGCCGTCGTCGACGGTCAGAGTCCAGCCTTCGTGCGCGGTCGTCAGCGCGTGGGTCTCGAAATGATTGCAGCGCAGCACCGGCGTCGCGGGCTCCACGCCGGGAAGCTGCTCCTGGCCCTCGACAGCCATGTAGAGCGCGTGCCGGATCTTCGGATCGATGGCGTCGAGCAGCGTGTTGGCCGCGGTGATCTCCAGGCTCAGCGAGACCGCCGGCCTGTCTTCATCGCCGTGCTTCTCGATCCGGTTGGTGACCGTGGCGAGCTTCGCTTCGTGGAAGGTCTCGATCTGGAACATGCGTCGTGGTCCTCGTGGTGGAGTTGGAGAGAAGAGGGCGCCGCCTCAGCGGGCCGCGTGGGAATGAGTCGATGGGAGGAAGGGGGAACCCACGCGGCGTGTCGCCCGGAAAGGGTCAGAAGCTGATGGCCTCGTGCTCGTTGACCGGCTCCAGGCCGTCGACTACGAGCAGCGGGTCGACCTCGTGCAGCAGGCCCGCGATCACGTCGCCACGCTGCTTCTCGCCCATGCTCTCGGGGCGCTCGACCTTGGACATGACGCGCGCGATGACGGCGCCCAGGCTCGAGGCCTGGATGTTGTAGCCGCGCATGAGGAACTTGCGGACGCGCATCATCGAACCGCCCGCCTCCTCGTTGCGCTCGGGTGCGGTGTAGACGAGCCGGCGCGCCGCGAGATCGGGGTAGAAGCCATCCGCTGCTGCGGAGTACCAGCGTGCCGTCGGCTTGTCGAACCAGATCGCGGCCTGGCACACCGTGAAGTCGAAGGACTGCACGAGCGGAGCGGCCTCGGAGAACACCCACCGCGTGATGAACTGCAGCGGCAGCCGCGGAGGCGCTAGGACGGTGATCGCGTTATCGCTGGTGTGCGGCTTCGCCTCGCGCTTGTCGGCGATCGCGTTGGCCGCGACGCGCAGCTGCTCCACCGAGGGGCCGAAGATATCGATGTCCTGCACCTCACCGCCGGCGATGGTCTCGCGGATGAAGCCGCCAGCCACGAACAGCGGGGCTGTCATCAGCATTTCTCGCACGTCGCGGGGTATGCGGCGCACGACGAACTGCAGGTCTTGCTCGGTCAGGGTGATCATGATTCCTCCGTTGCGGTGTTGGTGACCCCGGCCGCGATGCCCACCCGGCCAGGTGGAGTGCGCGCGGTCGCGAGTACGCGGGGTCGTTGAAGGGTGGCCGGCTGCGCGTTCCACTTCCCAGACGCCCGCGCAGGCGAAAAGCCGGCCATTGATCGGTATCGGTCAGGCGGCCTTCTTCAGCAGGCGCTGCAGCATTGCCTCGGCCTCGTCGTTGAACTGGCGCAGCTCGCCGATGAGGTTCGCGATGTAGGTCTCGTTGCGTGGCACGCGCTCGACGTGCAGGCGGAAGCGCTCGGCTTGGCGAGGGTCGTAGCTGGTGAAGTACCACCAGGAGCGGCCGGTCACGGCCATGTTTCCTTGCACCTGCGGCATGTGCTCGGCCGGCATGCCTTCCAGCAGCGTCTGGACGTGCACCGCCTCGTCGTGCGGCGACTTCATTTCGAGCCCGCCGTCCGGGTCGATCAGCCCATCCGGCGACGCACCGATGAACGGATAGGCCGCGTGCAGCAGGAAGCCGGACTGACGCACCACCAGGCCGGTTTCCAGCTCGAAGGCTTCGCGCTGGAACGGTTCGACGTCGTGACCCCACGAGAGAGACTTGCTGCTCACCTCGTGTCGCGCTACGCCGGCGGCGCGCTCGAAGACGATCTCGCGCATGTACTTCGCGCGAGCGGCCTTCGTGCCGAGCACGTCGGCGAAGCGCGATGCCGTCAGCTTGCCGGCGCGCTGCTGGCGCCAGTCGGGGGTGCCTTGCTCACTCATGGCTGGCCGCCCCTTCCGCCTCCGGCTGCACGACGCCGGCCTTCTTGTCGGTCTCGTGGCCAATGTCGCCGATGCGATCGCGCTCGGCCAGGCCGATCGCCGCACGGTCTTCCTTCGGCAGCGCGGCCCAGGCGTCCTTGAACGTCTGGAAGCCCGACTCGTAGGCGAGCATCTCGAGCTGCTCGATCAGCTTCGCGTGTTTCTCGGTGCGCTCGGCCTTCGGCGCTGCGGCGGCCGCGATCTGGGTGGCGGTCTGCTGGCGCGCCGGCACTTCCTCGACCGGCGGATAGTCCATCACCTCCTCGGCGACCGGCATGCCCTTGAGCACGTCCGGGAACACGTCGCGCAGCGCGAACGCGCGGGCACGCAGCTGACGCATGCGCTTGGGGTACTGCGACCAGGGCCCCGACTTGCCAGCCAGCCCGGCCGTCTTTGCATCGGCGGCGCTGAAGGTTCGCATCTGCTCCGGCTCGCCGCGGCGCTTCACGCGGCACCAGGCGGTATCGCCTTCCTCACCCTCGACCACGTACTCGCACAGCGGCGACGCGCGCACCAGCGCCAGCAGTGCGTCGCCCCACAAGGAAGGGCGCCCGTTGATCACCGCGATGTTCTGCATCGCCTGCAGCGGCTTCAGGCCCACCTCGGCGCCCCACTGGATGGCAACCATGATGTTGCCGGGCTTTCGCTGGTAGTCCTTCGGGATGATCTCGGAGTCGGCCAGCAGGTCGCACATGCGCAGAGCCTCTTCCAGGGTGCGCGGCGACAGGTCCAAGGTGGCAAGCGCGGCGGCGGGCCGTGCGGTGGTCAGTTCGTTGCTCATGGCGGTGCTTTCTGCCCGAGACTCGGCCGGGCGTGGGTTGGGGATTCGGTCAGGCCAGCGCCGCGGCGATGGCCATGTCGCGCTGGATGACGGCGGCCTTGATTGCGTCGTCGTAGGCCAGGTCGTCTTCGATGGCATCGCAGGCCTGCCACCGCTGCAGCGCGGCCAGCATCAGTGGCGCCGCGTGGCGCACGCGCTCGACGGCAGCCTCCGCCGCCTCCAGCTCGCGCCGGCGGGCTTCCGCGGCTTCTTCCTCCTGCCGCCGGCGGGCTTCGGCCGCCGCGATCTCCTGGCGTTGCAGCTCGGCCCGAGCCGCGGCAATGCGGCGCTCCTCGGCCTCGCGCTGCTCGCGGG